GATCTAATGCAACGTATAACCTCTCTATCCCGCTTCTACAGAGAGTTCCAGCTTGGGCCTGGCTAACTGCCTTACCCATTGAAGCAACGCCACCACCGCAAGCCTCGTTCGCTACAATAGCATCTATGGGGCCTTCGCAGAGGACTGCATGTTTTGAAGTAAGAAGGTTATTTTGAAACATTAAAACACGATCTCGGGGAATGTTATCAGAAGACCATGCCTTTGGCTTATTAATTACAGTGTTATTGCTTAGTAGATATTTGGTCTTTTCAATTGTTCTAAACTGCCAACCTACTAAACCGTCATTAACATAAATAGGGAATATGATTGCTTGTTTTTCTGGACTGTATCTTATATCATACTTTATAGCAGTATCTAATGAAATATTTCGAGATTCAAGATACTTAAGACCTTTTGCAGATCCTTTATGATCTATTTTAAGAAAATGGTAGGGAAAGGTAAGAGAAGGTAGGTCAGGTTCAACATCTACTTCAATAAACTCATCTTCATCTACCAAATCATTAAATTTTACATCAATAAAAATACTAGCATCTTTAGATAGATGTCCATAGAGACTTTTTTTAACAACAAGAACGGGTTGGCTAGTCAACTCAGCTAAAGCATATTCTGGAGAGCCTTGAAACCCTTCTGTTTCTCTACAGCGCCAGCAGGCAAATCTACCATCAGATTTTCTGATATAGAGTTTTTCTTTACCGCTACAAAGAGGACAAGTGAAAATGAAACTTTTGCTGTTTTGTTTAAATGAAAGTCCTGCGTCTTTGATAAACTTAGATAGCCTAATTGGATCTAACATCATACACTAAGACAATAGGTAACTGCAGTACCATCGTCTAAAACATCCGTGGCCCAAAACTCTCCAGAAGTGTCAAAATAAGGCATTAGATATTTGTCTTCTTCAAAATATCCGGTAGCCCTACTTAACGTTTTTGCCCCAGTAAGAACACCGGATCTGTGAAACAAAAGGTCTTCATCTTCAAGAAACGTCTTTAATGAACTGGTCATAACCCCTTAATCCTTTCCCTTACTTTCATTAACAGTTTACCAAGATTATTTTCACCCTTATTATCGCAGACTCCCCAAAACTGATCATTCCACCAATTAGTCTCTTCTAGGTACTTGTCGCCTGTTTCAATAAGCTTTTGTTTAAGATCTAGGTTTCTCGTAAACTTATCAAAAAGAATAGCCTCCATAATATCAAAGTTCCTACTAAACCAATCTGCAGGCAATTTAGTTCCTTGCCCATGCTTTTTAGCTTCACTGGGGGTGCATTTCCAAAACAAACTCCTATCACACCAAAGAGCCTTTGCTGCCTGATAAGCGTTTTCAGAAGAGGGGTAGGTATCACCTTCAAAAACAACTGGACAAATGTGATAATTGCTCAACCACCTATAACCACCAAAGAAGCCTTTAATGTTCTTTTCGTCATAGAAACTATTTTTATCTACTAACTCAACACTCATTTCATCTCCAAATTATAATAATTCCACTGCTAGAACAAGGTACACACCCAGCATACCTTGTGCCCCATCCGCTGTCAATTAAAATCCTCCCACATCCCTTGCAGATAGGGCACACGCAAACGGTTTGCCTACTCTTCTGGTTCTCCGTCATTTGCGGCATTTAATGTATAAACTCCTCCTATTTTTTCCATCTCTAAGATTTTTGACATTACCTCTTGCTGTAAATTAACATCTTTTGACAAAGCATCTAGCAAATTTGGCTTCCCAATGAACTTCTTGTCACCGATAATATACTGTCCCTTTGACGGCCTGTCAATAACTTTCCAGTTCAATCCAAGGCGAAAAACCTCTTCATGCTGATTAATAATGCCACGGTGATAGTCAATCGTAAATTCTGCAATCCTGCCAACAGCACCCATGCTTGAGTTTTCCATCCAAACTCTTACTTTATGCCCAGTCTGTTCCCCGTCATCTGTCATATCTTTACGATTTTCATCAACAAATTGACGCTCTAGAGCATCTACTTTACCACTGGCTGTCTTATTTTTGTCAACATTAATAAAGAATTCACAGTGATGCAAAACCGCATTTGCCGCAGCGGGCTTCTTTTTATTGCCCCGTTTAATCTCCCAAGGATCCATTTCATCCCTGGCATGAGCAGTCATAATAAGTGCAATTTTCTTAAGCCTTTGAGTGGCAATAATAGACTTCAAACCGACCTGCAAAGTTACTGCATGGTCTCCGATTTGATGCTGGGTAACCGATTCCTGTTCCGCTTCACGTCTACCCATCATATCAGAAATAGAGTCAATGCCAATTAGCTTAATCTTTGCTCCATCATCAATAAGACTCTTTACGTCATTCTTAATAACATCAAAAATTTGTTCTGGACGATTGACATAATACACAACAAATCTATCAGTGTCAATGCCAAAAATCTTAATCATTTCAGGGGTTAGCTGTCCCTCATCCCTCATTTCTGTGTCAAATTTAATGACAATGGCATCGGGATCGCTCCGATGAAGAGTCCCAGCAGCATCATAGAACAAAAACGACTTCCCAGACTTCTTTTCACCCCAAAGTAAGGTACTGTATCCAAATGGCATTCCATGATTTCTTCCAAAGATCCAGTTAACTCCAGGGCTACTCCATTTTAACAAGTTTTCAGTAGCAAATGGGTCTGTTCTTTCTATTACGGCACCTTCAATTTTTCTTAATTTTGCAGCAAATTTGTTCATTATTTAAATCCTAACGGTAAAGAAAATTCGTCTTCTTGTGTTTCAGTTTTTGTTGTATAAGTAGTTTGTTTAGTCTGAGTAAAAGGTTGTTGTCTGATTTCTCCATGTCTAGCAGGGGCCAGTTGTCCACTTCCCACTAGTTTTTTGACACTTTCATATCCTTTTTGAAAAGCGTCTTGCTTCCCCTTTAGATAAAGAACTAGAACAGTCAATTCCTCTAATCTATCCTTGGCCTCTATAACTTGAGGATCTAGCTCTGTTAAAGCGTCTCTTAAGTCTGCAGAAGCTTTAGAATGCCCCCTAGCTTTAACTGCAGCATCATTGCAGTCCAATAACGCTAACGCTTTAGTTCTTTTTAATAGGTTCTCAGCTTTGTTTTTTTCATACCCAAGGATGCTTACCATTCGATGCAGGTCTAACCAGTTTTTGTTAAAAGTTGTTAACAATTCTGGGGCTGTTTGGATGTTTACAATTGCAACATCTTCAAGCCTAGTTTCCGCCTTTACAATTTCTGAAATATCAATACCTATTGATTTTCCAGGATCGCTAACGCAAGGAACGAGATAGGTAGTTTGAGATAAATCAACCACTTAAACATCTTTAGAAAAGAAAGTGTCCTGGTGAGTGGAGGAAAACTCTAAATTGCCCGCCATGACTCAGGCAAACCCAGGACATCTCTATTAATTAGCCAAACAGAGCTTCAAACTGTTCATCTGTAGCGTCTGCACAATTTTCAACCGCTGGTGCAGGTGCCTTTTGGGGGACAGGACCAACCGGAGAAGTCTTAACTACCTGAACCTCTTCTGCTTTAAAAATTGCCACAGAGGGTTCTGCAGGGACTGTTGGTCTAGTAAAGGGGCCGGTTGCAACTACCGCTTCATTTGCCAAGGGGACTTCAACCGCTGGTGCTGTTCTATTACGAGATCCCATAATCTCATCCACTGTATCAGGATCGCAGCTTCCACCGAATTCAATGCAATGCTTTACAAGCTTTTCTACCTTGTCATCGCTAAGTCTAAGGCTTTCAACCTCTTCAACTAAACAAGGAAGGACATCATAAGCCTGTTTCAGCACGTCATTGCTAACAATATGGTAATCAACCTTCATTCCACCCTCGTCCCCAAAAGGAACCATATGCACTGAAACGGTGTCAGAAGTAGAAGACGCCTTGCCGCTACGAATAAAGTCAAAATAAATTCCGACTTTACCATTTGCCTGTGTAGGGATCTCTCGCCCCTTGGTAATAGAAGCTGGATAAGGCTTAGCCTCAATTTGCTTAATTACATCGGTCAGCTTCTTCTTGAGGCCGTAAGGGATCATCCCAATTCCCAACTGGCCAGTCTTGTTGATTGCATAGAAAGTAAACTTCCCATCAACGCCATGAGTCTTAAGCCATTCCGTAATAGGCTTCATCTGAGTATCAAAGGTCTCAGTTTTCTTTGCAATTGCCGCAGAAATCTTGTTTTCGTCAACAACTCCCTGAGTCTTTGCAGCAGCCTTAACCCTATCAGCCTCAGCAACCTTTTGAGCTTTAACAGCTTCAAACTTCTTAAAATACTCATTACGAAGCTTACAAGCAGGGCATTCCTTGACAATCATGCCATTTCGCTTCTCTTCAATGCAAAGGAACGGTCGATGGCTGGTCTTGCCAGGATCGTTGGGGTTTCTTCCCTGCCACCCGTAGTGCAACTTCCTAAAAATGCCTACATCGCGGCGATTCAATAAACCCTTCATGGAAGGCAGGATTCTAAGACACATACTATCATCTTCCTGCTTAAGCTTGAAGTATTCAAACTTAACTCCACTGCTTGAGGGGGCTCCGAATCCACTAGGTAACGTCAGTTCATCTAAATTGGTATCCATTTTCTATTCTCCTTCTTTGTTTTCTTCCCCAGTTGTGGCGGAATTGCCGTTTTGGGAATTTTTGTAAATTTTGCTTAAAGTTTTGGAAGTAATAATAAAGTTAGGTGGGAACTTGTAGTCAATATTTGTAGTAAAAAGAGTATTTAGATTTACTTTCTCTTCTGGAGATTGTACATCCAACACTAAGATTGGGATTCTTGGTACATCAACCCCAAGCTTCAAAATGGCATTGACAAGCGCCTTCGTTAGATACTTTTTACTAAATTCATCCCCAATGCTACTTCTAATAACCTTACGAATATGTGCTAAAGTCTCAAGATCGTTCTTACAAAGAGTCTCTTTATAAGGTGGTGCAGGCAGATTATCATACTCTAAAGCCTGTGCAATCTCTCGAATCCCCCGCAGCATGATGTTATGCTGTGTTGTATTAAAGCTACGGGACCTATCATAAGCTGGCTCAATGTCTGCACAAATCTTATTATAAATTTCGTTTGCATTAATTACGATACCCCCATTCTTTTCTAAAAATGCTGCAGCTTCTGCAATTACTGCAGCATCTCCTGTTGCATAGACTGCAGAAAGCCTTGAGGGAATTGCAGTAGCCTTTAACTCTTCAATTAGCGTAGGTAGTCTTTCGCAAGCGGTTCTAATTGCAATTCCCATTCCCGGTCTATTCTTATAGGGGACATCAGCTTCTTTAGTACAGGCAAGCTTTTCAGTTTCCCGAATATCTTTAATAATGTCCTTTAATTCTCTACTCATTTTCATCCTTTAATAGTTTTCCAACGATAGTTTGTAATGCTTTATTATACTCTACTAAATCTTCATTCTCTGCAATTACATCTTCTAATGATTCTTCAAGGTTTTTAATTTGATTTTTTAGATCTTGGATTATCTTTTCATCATATGTGTAGGCAACACTACAATTGCTAATACTAGGCCTATGTTTTTGTACATACTCAAAAACAACCTGATTGTGAACGTTACAATTCATTATACTTATCCTAACTACTTCACAAACCAAACAACAAGACCACCAACAACAAACCCAATAATAAAAGAGATGATGACGGCTACAGTTGAGTGTTCTTTGACACTATTTTCAAGTTCAACTGGCAGAGCTTCAACCTTTTGTTCAACATCTTTAGTGGTTTGCTCAACAATTTGAGCATCTTGCACAATGTCTAACCCAAGCTTTGCAAGTTCAGAATTTACTTGGTCCTTTTTAGTTTGAAGATCTTTCTTTAGACCATTTGCAATAATTAAAGCTGACTGCTTAGCTTGATATAACACCAACGCAGCTTTGTTAATTTCATCTACAGCCAATTCAGCCGCTGTCTTCACTGGAGAAACAACTTCTGCATCAACCACCTTAGAGACTTCTACAACCTTGCCTTGAACTGCAGTTTCTGCAGCATCTACTGGAGGAATAATGTTTGCAACTGCTGTTTCCACTACGGATTTTGCCTCTGTTTTTGCTTCTGATACTACATTTTCTACTGTTTGAACTACGTCAGTCATTTATGATACCCTTCCTTTTTGTTTAATAATTTCGTTCTTTGATTTTGACATTTTATCCCTCAACAAAAAACACTTCATTCTTTTTAAATATAGCTACAACTTTACCATCTAGAACCTGGACACACTTGTAATCCTTAAGATCTTCACAGGTACACTCATAAATATCACCACAGTCTATCCTATAAAGGCCTACTACCTTTTTGTTACCATTGGCGTCTGGCTTGCTATAAGCAATTTCAATTGGGATTAAAGGCTTCTTGTCTTTATCTTTTTCAGGGGCGTGGCGATATCTTTCAGCATCGGGATTAAACGGCGCTGGCGCTACTATATGGTGCTTTGATGTGTGACAAGGGCATGCCATATCAAGACATTTGCCATATCCATCCAAAGTACCCGGACTTTTTTCTTCTGACATCTCTTCAACCTTTCCCTTATAGTTTACTCTTCTTCTGCTGCCTTGTCAACATTTTCTTCGCTGCAATTAATTGTTTTTTCATCCAAAGGCTTCCTAATAACCTCAATCCCCCTGATTGCAAAATCTTTCTTCCCTGCACTCTTATTAACGATTACTGCAATTATACTACCCTTTTCAATCTCTTTAGCAATCAAAGGAATATTATCATTAAAGTCAGGCCACATGACAAGTTCCCTCTTCATTCCACCAAACTCAACGAAGAACTTATAAGCCTCCTTCCCCTTGTCTGGACCCCAATTAAACTTCTCCTTGTCTTCTAGATAGCATATAATCCCAGATCTGATATACCTACCCTCAAACCCCTGGCTAGCCTCTAACTCAAGCAGCTCTTTAGCCCCAATTACAGGATCGTATGTATCAATCTCTTGATGAGCATCTTTACTATAAACCTTGTTCCTAATTCTAATTGAAGTACCATCACTGTTTAAGAATTCTGGTAACCCAACTGCAATTACTGATGGCCTTAAATCCTCTCCATAAAGAGGCAAAACAGCTTTCTTTGCTTGATATCTACTAAGGGTATCCAAAACAGGCAGTTCTTTCTTGGGCTTCTTATATTTCTTACCTTCAAGACTATAAAGCTCTTTCATCATGGAATGATAAGAATCAACTTTAACTGCAATTGTTGCATCTTTATCAAAAAATGAATCAAGACAACCAGCAGATATCATAGCATATATCTTGCCAATGTCAAGAGCATTTCTACCCCAAACTTTTACTTTTTTGACTGAACCGTCTTTATCCTCTTTGTCCTTAAGAATAGGATTGTTCTTTTGATAGTCAATAATAGCCTGACAAAAGTGTTTTAGATCGGTATACGGCGCTGATTGCGATAGCTGTTTGTGCGCCGTATCACCGACGCCTTTGAGGATAGAGATAGGTGCTCTAATTTTATCACCTTCAATTTCCCAATCACCTTTTGATAGTTTAATATCGGGCAGCAGCACTAGATGACTGCAATGCATCCAGAATTTGTCGTTTAGTTCGTCTTTGGAAGATCCCCGGAGAACTGCAACCCACCATTCAAGAGGATAATAATGTTTTAGCCACAAACAAGTGTAAGCTAGCTTACCGTAGCTAAAACTGTGTGCATGACAAAACCCGTAGGCGCTCCACGTAGTTATACTATCCCATACAGCTTGTGCAGCTTTTTCTCCAACCTTTTCAGCGGCCTTTTTAATGAAGTCTAGATAAGCCTTTTCTATTCGATCCCTTTTTTTCTTCCCCACCATTCTTCTAAATTCTTCCGCCTCGACAGCTGTGCAGTCCGTAAAATACCGATAAACTTTCATTAAAGACTCTTGATAAACCATGATGCCCTTTGTTTCTGCACATAGTGTGTCAAGTTCTTTTACTACATCATCACTTCCTTTTAGACCACTAGCTCTTCTGGAATACTCAACCAACATATTATGTTTCACAGATGGACAATCTGGATTGGTAACAAAATATTCAAGAGGACCAGGCCTGTCTAGGGCGGTAAATAATGACAAATCCTCTTCAGAATTGAAAAGATCTTTGAAGTAATGCAGCCATTTCCTGGCAGAAGACGAATCTAACTGAAAAACGGTTTCAACCTCACCTAAATAAATATCATTAAAAACTTCTTTATCTTGTGGGAGATCCCACAAATCGTATTTATTGCCCTTTTTGTCTGGGATCACTCGAATACCAGGAACCTTTAGCCCGTTTATAACAGTATCCTTTGGATAGTCCCCAAACACCCGTTTTTGAATAAGCTTAGTAGCTTCTTGAACGTCCTTAAGACAATTAACTGTCAAGAAGTCCATCTTAATTGCACCACAAGCTTCAGCGTCAGGCCCAGAGAAATCAAGAACTTTAACGCCAGAAGTGGTTGTAGTTGGAATAAACTCATCAATTGGTTCGTTGCTAATTACATATCCTGCGGCGTGACGCCCCTTGGACCTCCATAAGCTTAATGAATCTAGCACCAAAGTCCAATGATCGGGATACTTTCTAACATATTCTTGCAAGTTTCTATCAGTTTCAATACTCCCAGGAACAAACCCTTCGTCTGTATCATATCCTAAAATAAATTTCTTATCATTTACCCCTTGAGGCGGGACAACAAATCCCTTAGCTAGTCTCTCAATATCTGGAGGGACGCTGCCTAGAAGGGCTCTAGCAACGTCTCTGACCGCGTTCTTTAATTTTAGTGTGTTAAGAGTCCCTATTTGAGCAAAGTGGTCTGGAAAGCGTTCCTGGAGCCATCCATCAAAATAGGTAGGCAAATCACCTTTTTCAGAAGTCCTAGTTATTGTTTTGATTTTCATTTACCCACCATTGATCAATATCTGCATTCTTTTCAAAGGTTTCTTGTGCTGTTAAAAGCCCTAAGTTTGTTTCAATTTTAAAGTCTTTGGGAAGAGTGTGCTTGGTTCCATCTTCACATTCAAACTCTACAACATCTGTGTCATACCCCACAAGCAAATCACGAGACGCTAAATCTTGATCGACGTCAGGCAGACTGCCCGATTCTATTCTAGCGCTGTTAATAAACCTTTCTAAAGACAGATCGTTTTTAATCGGATCTACCGATGTTATACCTAGAAGGTAATTAAGAAGAAGTCCAGCACCACTGCCACGGCCTGGAGAAGTTAACTGTCCTTGATTTTGATAAACTCTACAAACCTCTTCATCAATAAAAAAATACGGCAATAAATCTATTTTACCATTCTTATGTAAGATGTCAATTTCTTTCTTGAGCCTTTCTACATAAATCGGATTGTTTTTTGGCATTCTCCCATGTTTTTGAATGAGCTTTTTAGTATACTCAAGCGTTAAAGATGGAAAGAACTTGGTAGGCAGTTGAGGCTTATTATCAAACTCAAATCCTTTAAATCCTTCAACCCACTGCTTGCTATTGTCTATCCATTGTTCAAAAGTTTTTAGATCGGTCCCATGTGTTTTGTTAAAATGGGAAAAAGCCTCTTCAGAAGACTGCCTATGGTAAGAACTATAAAATTTCCAATCGCCCATCTGACTCAATCTAACGTCTTGAATAACCTTTTGAGATGGCTTGCAAAAGTGAGCGTCACAGGAACATAGAATAGGCACCTTGTATTTTTTAGCTAGCCCCATCGCAAGTAGATTTGCTCCAAATTGAATATCCCCATTAGGAGACCAGGGACTGCACTCATTTTGATAAAAATCGTTCTTCTTTTCTACCTTTAATATCTTATAAGGAGTGTCAAAATCTGTCCAAACTCTATAATTACAAGCCCCAATTAATTGCAGATGTTTATCTTTATCGTAATTGTCTGCAAGCTTTTCTGCTGTAATTGTGCCGTCGTTAGTCTTTAGGTTCTTATCGAAGTAATATTTTAGAGTTTCTTTAATACCCTCTTTTTCAACTTCAATAAACACACCCTTAATAAAATTCATATTGCAGACGTGGGGAAAGACCTCAACAAAAAAGCGATCTTTGAACAAATAGTGGAGTCTTTCAAAATAAGCCTTGGCGATACTAAACCTTGTCTCTTGTGGGATTTTTTCATTAAGCAAGTGTCTTGAAACCATTCCAATAACACAACTAGACCCTAGAGTTGTATTATATGAAGCTAGCTCTTCGAGCTGATTCCATGAGAAAAGAGGCTTTCTTTCTTGACCATGCAGTTCACTATTAGCATCTGCTTTTGATAGCAACCTTACAGTAGCTTTATATGCTTTGAAATCTCTAAATCCAAGAGTAAAATGCTGATATTTAATATACTCACAAAAAGAACCATTAGGATGTTCTGCCGCCCATTTTGTTTTATCAGACCCCTTGGGAATGAAGCTTGTTCTTGGGATATCATGGGCTAGTAAAATTGGACAATCATCGTCTCTGTAATACCCTTCCAATCCTCCACAGAATGTCAAACCGTTCTTTTTAGCTAGCTGATAGGTTTTAAACACTGCGCCAAGGGATCCGTGATCTGTCACGCAAAGGCTGCCGCTGTCTAATTCTACCTCTCTTTCGGCAAAGGCTTCAGGAGTAGATGCGGAATCTAAACTTTGAAGATGGCAGTGGGGGCTGGAATAATTTCGCATTTACACCTTCCCCAATTCCACCCCAAGCGCCCTAATTTTGCATTCAACTGCAGAAATATTTTCGACATGGGTTTTTAATTGCAGCTTTGTTTTATCTACTTCAGTAGTAAGTTGCTGCAGTTTACTAACAGCCTCTTCTTTCTGAGCTATAAACCTATCGCGGTCTTTTAATAGACGAAACATCTCTTCAAATGTAACTGGTGTCTCTTTATTCATTGCCATTTTAATCCTTGCTTCCTAACGGATACAAATACCAATAATTGTAGTTAAATACATGTGTGATCTTATCATTCTTCCAATCCCAAAAACAAATACCCCCATCTGGTGCTGGCCCATAATGAGCAATCACGCAATCCTTTGGAAAACTTTCACCTGCAATAAACTGCAGTCTTCCTTCTAACAGGTATAGATTGGCTTTACCAACAACGTTAGCCATAAAAGCTTTTGTTGTCCCATAAGGAATTAAAAGTAAAATTTGAGCACCTTTATTTGCTTCTAAAGCACATCTGGCGCTCCACTTACCTATATCACCAAACTCACAATTAAGCCAGAAATTTCCACCTAGCTTTTTATATAATTCTGCCCAGTCATGATCAAAAGAATCAATGCCATAAGCCTCCTTATCAAGAGACAAAGGGCCTTCTGGACCAGTGCAAGGGGCTAAATAATTATCGCAGACCTTGTTATAGCTTCTTGCAGCCAGGTCAAGCGTGATTTTACCAAACCTCTTTTCAACAGATTCTATTAAAGCCTTTGGTGTCTGATAGTCTTGCTTGCTATTTTTACCAGTACTAATTCGTGCCATTACTTATTAATCCTGTTTTCTACTTCCCTATTAAACTGCACAAGCCTTTGGTTGCATCCATATTTACATTTTTCATGCTTTGCCGAAATTTGAGACATTATACCATCTCGATATAGGTGAGAGCAACAAGATTCCGTACCATCTGGAGAAAAAACCCGTTCACTCATAGAAATATAACAGGCCTTGTTTAAATCCTGTTCAAACCTAATGCCTTGAATTAACCGCCTCTTTTCATCAATAGTTTCCCTTAAAAGAGCTAATGACTCCTCAGACAACTCTCTTGAAAGCTCTGGGAGAACATTATCAAAGATATCATTTGCGTCTTCCTTAGATATCTCAAAATCGGGCTGACATCCTTTATAAACGGAAAAGAATAAGGCGTAAAGTCCAGTGAATTCATTTCTAGCAAACCTAGCAAAGTCTATGGCTTGTTTATAATTATTCTTGCTGAGGGTGAAAGTAATAGAAACTACGGTGTGCGGGATGCTTTCTTTGATATTGTCAACGACCACTTCAAATGCATTCTTTCTACCCACCAAAGCATTCCAGTAAACGGGATCACAAGAATCAAGAGAAATCTTCAATCTTTTTACACACTTATAAGGTGGAGTTCTATACCCATTTGTATTGAGATGAAATCGGTATTTATCTCCCAATTCCATAATAGTAGGAAACAACCAAGGGACCATAGAAGGTTCTCCTCCAGTAAGATGGATTATTGCTTCTTTGCCATACTTTTCCAAAATGGTTAGAAAAGTAGACTTCTCCATTGTTTCGCCAGTATCCTTAACATTACAGTACCTGCATTTGAAGTTGCACTTATCCGTAACAAAAACGGCAACCCGTCTTACTGGCAAGACATTTGACTTACCATTTAGATAATCAGATGTCTCTTCTATTCTTTTGTTAAAGTCGTCCCAATAGAGTGAGTGCCTCATAATAGAGACACTATACACCCATTCTAACCTTCAAGTCAAGGATAAGTCTCTGAAATCTTTCCTCTAGCTCTTCTTCAGTAATTTCAAAGGCCGAAGCTATAATATGATCTGGACACCCATCAGGATATCTATCCAGTAACTCCTTAATAGAATTGTGATATCTGTTCATATAAACAAAATCAGGATCAGTTCTTATCTTATTAGGGCCGTCAATATCATTAAGCATTATTAAACCTTTCAATATTCCCTAAAGCTTTTTTAGCTAATTTCTCAATGTTTTCATACTGTTGCTTAATTGCAGCAATCTGCTTCTGCCCAACTTCTACTTCTTTTTTAGCAGCAAAGAAATCTAACTTACCCTTTGTAAGGTTAAGATGAGCATCTTCCTTTGCGTGTTTAATAACAGAAAAACTATTCAAATTTACAACCTTGTTCTTTTTAATCTTTTTCCTGTTTTTTTCTGCAACTTCTAAATCTTCTTTTAACTTTACAAGTCCCTGTTCAGCTTTCAATAATTTTTCCTTAGATTTTGCAAGTTCATTTGACGCTGCAGATAAAGCATTAAATAGTTCTTGTAGTTGTAATTGCAGTTTGTTATAAGTCAATTAAAATCCCTCAAATGGAGTAATGATAGAGTTGTAGTTACTGTCATTTTCTGCCCCGTTAACTTCAATAAACCTACGATCTCCTACAGGATGCTTCTCAACTGATTCAAAAATCCATTGGCCACAGGTTAAATCGGGGCTACCGATACTAAGACTGTAAGCATCACTAGGAACAAGGGCTCCATTGGTAATCATTGTAACCTTCCCAGGCAGCTCTGTCATTCCTGCAATATGTAGATGGCCCACTGCAAACACCCTAAATGGGCCTCCAATATCCCCTGCAGCATTCCATTTGTAAATCTGCTGCGCTAGACTGGCCATATTGATTGATTTACCTGGGTATCCTGGTTTGAGAACCGTATCCCCATGAGTACCAAACAACTTATTATTAAAAAGAGGTGCAATATAATAGGGTGTCTTAGGGATGTTAAACTGACAATTTTTGACACCTGAGTTTAAGACAGCCTTTTTAACTGCATAATACATCATATTTTCAATACTGTCAAACTTTTGATGCACTGCCCTTTCAGGATGTCTTTGCAGATTCCTTCCATGGTTTCCAGGGTTTGTATAAATTTCAACAGAAGGGTAGCAGCCACAAAGAAGCATGATATACTGAGTAAGGTAATGAGTCGCTGCAGCAAACTGCAGGGCTAGTGGTTCTCCATCTCTTAGATCGTGTAACTGCCCCTGCATGCAGTCACCAATAAGATGAATAATTAACTTTGTTTCATCTCTGTATTGTTCCTTATAATCTGCAACCTCTTGCGCTACCTTGCCTAACCGTCTTGACTCTTGAACAACACCATACTCCAAAGGACATTCTGCAGGGTCTAGATGAGATCCGAAGTGCAAATCACTTAGAATACTATTGACGATCCTCTTATATGGGGCATGCTTACGTTTACCTGAATACTTAGGAGGGCTGCACCAGCCCTTACTAAACACCTTTGAAAGAGTCTTGTCTAGTTCTTCTACTACAATTAAATCTCTGACTGCAGAAACTGCAACTTTTTTATCAATACTAGCTTTATTAGCAGATTTAAGAGTTTCTGCTTTTTCTTTTAGGCATTCGTGTATTAAGTTGTCAGACTCTGCGGATTTTGACATAAAGCCCTTTTATTAAACTACTCCGTCTTTGCCGTCTCAGCTTGATTAACAATATTGTAAATCTCTAAAATAGTGACACTGCCACCTGTAGGTAAAGTAATCACATCGCCACACTTCTTATCAACCAAAAGCTCCTTGACACCAGGATTAAACTGTCCCAAGGTCAAAAACGCTCTAGTAGGATGTAAGACTTCCCCCTTATCGTTAGTTTGAGTAGTTACAAGAATGTCGTTTTCATTTTTAACAGCCTCTGCAGCAATCAGCTTACCTTCTGCAACGGCAACTTTAAGGTTTGCATCAGACTGTGCAGCCTCAGATTCAATTTCCTTAATCCTGTTATTTTTAACAACTTCTTTTACCTGATCAAGTAAAGAAGGTTCATCTGAACCACCAAGCCTCTTACCAACCACTTCAATTAAAGCTGTTAAAACTCGGTCAAGGTTATCAATAGCTCCTGACATTTCATTGTTATCTTCCTGAGCCTTCTTAAAGGACTTCTCTAGAGCAGGAACGAGCTGTTGAAAGGCCTTTTCAAGGTTACCAATTCTATTAAGGGCATCTTCTCGCTTAGCGTTATTACCTAATCCATCAGTCTTTTTGTTCATTTTCTTTGATTCCTTGGTCATCTTTATCTATCTCCTTGTTTCATTTACAAATCTATTATTAGCAGCGTTAGCCCCAGCCTCAGCAGCTGCAATTGTTGCAATCGTCATATTCCTTGGAAATGGCACAGCCTCTTCAGGTCTAAGTTTAGGAGTCTTATCCATCTTTATAACCTTGAAGATTTGATCCCCTTCTGTTTTATAAACAGTCATACCGTCTTTTAGTAAAAGGCATGTTTTTTGAGGCATATTATTAAGTCTAATTTCTTCTGCAGGACCATAAGCCCCTGCACGCGTTAGGGACCATTTTATTTCATATTTCTTGCCACCCTCTTCAACCTGTTCCCCGTCTTTATAAAACTGAGGCCCCCTTTTAGCAGGTTGGTTAGAAACAGGCCTTGTTTGTTGTGGTTGAGGCGATTGTCTTATCTGTGCAGGTTGAGCAATTGGTGCAGGCTTAACAACTATTTCTTGTGGAACCTCTTGCTTTATTAACTTTGGTCTTCCTACGGGTTTAGCAGCAGGCTTAACTGGTTCAGATCTAGGTTTAGTGACAGCCTGCTTAACTGCAGTTTGCTGCACTCTTGCAGGCTCTTTAACTTGCTTTTTACCACCCAATAAAGAAGGGTTATTGATAACCATTTGAGCAAGGGTTTTTAATGCTACAATTTCTTGCTCATCGAAACTAGATTTTACTTCAGGTTCTTGTTGTTTAATGCCAATTAGCTTATTTAATTGACTTAGAGCAAATTCTCTAAACTCCGCTTCAACTTCAATTGTAGAAGGGGTCTTTTGGTCATATAAATTGCCAGACGCCCACTGTTGGTAGAGAACAGCTTTTTGCAGTCTTTTTTCTACTTCTGACATCTCAACAATTGCAGTATTAACTTCTTCTGACACTTCATTTTCTTGATAGACGGCAACTGGGGCATCTTCTGGGTTTGAATCGTCTCCAATAAAGATAGGGGCTTCCTCATCTTTGCCCATTGGGTCTATCTTTTCGATTCCTAATTGCTCAAGAAATTCTGACATTTTCAACCATTATAGCAGATTTTTGCAGAAAGTCAAGTGTTTTTATGGTAAATAATCAGGTTCTGGACACTCAACTCGATGTGCCATAGTATATAGGCATTTTGCTAGATTTACCAAGTTTTTATGATCATCAGTTTCAACTTCCTTAAGTGGCAAGTCCTTCCATTCTACTTTACCATCTTCATATTTTGCGGATTCTAAGATTTGACTCTTGATAATGATATAAACCCTACCATCAAGATCTCTGTACCAATTTCGACCAAGATAGTCAACAAAAAATTCCCCACGTTTCAATTTAAACTCTTGAGGATCTCGATGCGCGGCCTTTTCTGGTTCGGGCCAATCTTTCATAAATTCATAGATACCCGATGGTATAAAAACATGCTCTTCTTCTTTCCATCCAGGGACAATTACAGTAATTGTTTCATCTGTTTGCGAGACACCTTGAAGGGCCTTCTCCACCCACTTTATCTTATATCTAATATCACCGTCTACAACAACTTCTCCATTTTTAAGCACAGCGCATCCCATTATACCACCCTTAAATAATATTCATTTGGTTTAATCTCTCTTGAGTGTCCTTCAAAGCTGGCTGTCGATCCGGTGCCATTTCTATCAATAATTTCACCAATTCTTTTATTGAAGAGTCTTCGCAATAGTTCAAGAGATCTCTTAATACTTCTTGCAGTATTCTTTTTCCAACTAGGTCTAACTCTTGCTTGTTTTGCCATTTTATCTCCAATTAACGAAGTAAACTTCTAAAAAGTAATACCACTATAGCCACACCTACAACAATATCCAACCACATTGCAATTACTAAAAACGTGTGCATTTTCATCCTCTAATTATTTCATCATAAATGCAGACTGCTGCAAGTACTGCAAAACAAGAAACATAGAAAATGCTATTCTTTAAGTAAAGCAAGTTTTCCTCCCGGATGCTTCTTATAATAACACATCAACGCTATCCATAAACTATTTGCAAATAATACTAACAAACCTGCTGAAAAAGAAGCAAATTGTTCTAGATGCCTATAATAGAAAATATTCCAGCCGCCCCACATTGCAAAAAACACGGTGCTTAAAATTGAAACCCCTGCAACCCTTTTATCTTTTAAAAGAGTTCTGCAATGGTTTAAAATAAATACACCGCCGCCAAATTCAAAAAGACCGTTGACAACATCTGGGATCATCATGGAGGCGTGCCTATCCGGTTGACGCCCATTAGGCGGCCCGGCTTTCGTCAACACGAGGCTGAGCACTCAGCCCGAGATTCAAGATATTCAGGGCCGCGTTACGATCACGGTCGTGGGTCACCCCACAAGCTGAACATCTCCACTCTCTTATTCCAAGCCCTGCGATACCTTTCGGCCTCCCCTCGGAGGATCGATCCCCACAAGCGGAACAGGTTTGGGTCGTAAATGCTTCATTGACTTCGATGAAGGTCGCTTGATGCCTACTGGCTTTATAAGCAAGAAACCCTCTCAGCATACTCCAACCGGCATCAAGTACGGACTTTGCCATGCTTGTCTTCGCCAGTTTTGATGCCGACACGTTGCCAACTACGATCAAACGGTTTGCGTCGGCGAGCTTCGCCGATACTTTGTGTAGGTAGTCCTTTCGTTGATTCTTAACCTTCGCATGAAGTGCTTTGACTCTGGAAGTGTTGTGAGCCCTTTGGGCGATTGCGAGATTCTCTTCGGTAGCACGGAAGAAAGCCGGATGCGCTATCTTCTCCCCGTCGCTAGTCGTGGCGAGGGTTTTCAGCCCAAGGTCGATTCCGACCTGGCCGGTGCCGGTAGGAAGGAACGAAACCTCAACATGAAAACACGCGTACCACTTCCCGGAAGAATCCTCGACGAAGCAACCGCCCTTTGCGTTGGCCGGAAGCGGACGCCGCTTTGCTCCGAAGAATCGGTAAGTGCGTCCTAGGTAGGTTACCGAAGAAGGCGTGATTTGACGGGACTGTTCTTGAAAGGGAACCCAGCCTAGAGATCGTTTCGATCCCGAAGAGCGACGAAACTTAGGACACTTCTTGTGTTGGTCGCGGCTACGCGCGAAGCGCTCACAGGCACCTTGAACGGTCTGGGCGTGTACCCCGAGTTCTTTGGAAGTGCCTTTGGCTAGACCCTGTAAAGCGTACCGAGACGGCCACTTACTAGTGGAACCCAGACGGTAGATTTCCTGAGCTTTCCGTTGGGATGCCGTGCAGAAATTCCACACTTGGTTGACTGCCCATGCATGGTGCCTCAACGTTCTCGCAACGCGAGATCCTTTGAGACGGTATTTGTAGGTGATAATCATTTGGGTTCTGTGGGCATCAACCGGATAAGCATGTATAGTACCATTAAATGGCAGTGGTGTCAAGGGCTAAGCGCCACAAGATCCTCTATTAGAGATACTGCAAACATCTGCCTGCTCAACAAACACTTCTCCAACATGTTTAATAGCAGTCTTATAGGCAACTGGAGTTAATGGCTGGCCACCTCTGGCTCCATCTGGATAACAAGTAATACCTCTTAATTTTGGAAGATATTTTATCAACATGTTCCCAAAGCTAGAGACATTATTACTATTATTAAATTCACTTCCCCACTGAGGAAGGTTTATCGTGCTACTTACTCCATGATCTACGTACTTTTGAATCCATTCTTGGAATTTAACTCGCCTCTCAACATCTTGGGCAAGAGAATAGGCGTCTTCAATATGTTCTTCTGAAATCCCACTACTAATAAGCCTTTGGGCCACAGGATCAATTACGTACTGATAATGAACAACGTCTCCCTTTAGATATCTACGTTTATAGGCAACACAAAAAACAGGCTCAATTCCAGTAGAAGTTTCAGCTACAATTCCAATAGTTCCAGTAGGAGCGATTGCTCTCCCAGCGATAGGAACAGTTAGATCCCACTGCTTGGCATAAGTCTTTGCATATTTTATATTTGTAGCATAGATTTTTAAATACTCTTCTAATTCAGAATCTTCTCCATATTTCTTACCATGCTTTAATAGCCACTCATGAAGCCCCATCAAGCCAAGCCCAATGCGTCGATTCCTAGTTCTACACCGATCAACTGCAGCGTATGGTACGTCACTATAAACACTTCCTGCAACTAAAAAGGCTGTTCCAATCTCAACTAGCCTTTTCATGTGTTCAAGATCTTTAACTCTTGAAATATTGATGGACCCTAAATTGCAAATATCTGAATCATCTCGCGAACTTATCTCTGTGCAAGCATTACGAAGATCTTCACCTTCATTCTTTCCAGTGTCAACAGAAAACCCTGGCTCCCCCGTCATAAGCATCTGCTTAATGCAGTCCCAATAAATAGAATATGCTGTAGAATGCAGCGAATGCTTTTCATTGCTATACGCTTCAAAAAATTCATCATCCAAACAAACACTAATATTTGTACTATCTAAGGGGGCTGGGAAATTGTAATCTTCCGTTTTTGCCTGCTTAATTAAATCAGACCAGTCTTTCATATGAAGAAATTCGTGAACATCAGGATGCTTCCAACTTAAGCCAGCCCAAACTGCTGCCCTCCTAGATCCACCCTGGATAATAAACCTAGCACATTCATTAACCATTTGCATCAATGATACGGGACCCGACGCAATCCCTCCAGTTTTACGAATAGGTTTGCCCTTGGCTCTTAGGGCCGAATAGTTAATCCCGATACCGGCGCCAGTCATTAGAGCCATGCTTGCTTTTTGTAGTAAATCGGACCATCCTTCTCTACTATCTTCCGCTCTGAGAAGCAAGCAATTTTGCGTTTGGTGGAAAGCTCTCCCAGTGGCGTATAAATATCTGCCACCAGGAATAAACTCTTTGTTAGTAATTGCAGTTTCTATTTCTTTAACCAAGTCTTTAGGAGCGTCAACAGCTTTCATTACATGTTTGGCAACTCTGTGTGCTATTTCTGGCCACGTTTCTTTTTTGCCTTCTGGAAGATCGTGAGCATATTTCTGATTCATAATGTTTGTTGCAAACTGTGACATCTGATTGGGCATTCTACCTTCATCTCCTATAATACGCTACTTGGCATAGTTTTAGCTTCGTGTTCTTTAATTTTCTTTTCAAAGTTCTCTAAATATTCTACAATTCTCTTAGCCTTTTTAACATCAATTCCTCGTGATAAAAATTTATTGTTGCAATACCAACATAGCAAACCCCTAACCCACATCACCCTACATGAGGGAGTCATTTTCTTCCAGTTCTTTACGTGAAAATGATCTATACAAAGCCTTCCCTTTTTAGGCTCTTTTTCGCAAACAAAACATTTACCGTCTTGTTCATCTAACATTTTCCTCCACGCTTCTTCCGTTAATCCATAACGAGCAAGCGTGCTTTTTGTAGGAGTTTGAACTGGCATGAACTAGAAAGATTGGATTAGTCTAAGCAGTATGTAATGGCAGTTCCATCACCTAAAACTTCAATTAACCACCAGTCTTCATTAGCGTTTTTATCAAAGAAATTACAGACACCATTGTCAATACTTCCTTCAACCCCCTCTGCCGCCTCACAAAGACAAATAGAGTCATCTAACTCAAATAAATTGCCACCTTTTAGAAAATCTTCAATTGTACTCTTCATAAAACCCTATTCCCACTTAACAGTTGGATCTACAATTAGTTTGCCAACCTTAAGACTACCATCTGCCGATTTCTTTACTACAATATAGTTGCCATCACCTATATCATTGTTTTGGACAGCAGATTTGCAAACTTGTTCTAAAGAAATATTGCTATACTCAAGCGCATCGTTCAGATCGAAGACGAAAAATTCCTCTTTACTATCCTTCTTCTTTGACATTATCCCTCACTTTCATTTAATTCGCCATTAGCTGCTTCCTTAATAAAATCGGAAACAGAGGGCACGTCCTCACCCCGAGATCGAAGGGTCTCAAGAAGATACTCAAGTCTGATCTTGTTCTCCTTCGCCCCTTGGCTGTATGGCTCATTTGCAACCTTAACCTGTTCCTTAAGCTTCTTCAAATCCTCATCAAAGTTCTTGGCCATCGTAAGTTGCACATCGTTAATTGCAACCTCCTGAATCTTCTTATAAACGCTTGGAGTATCCAGCGCCATCATGTCTGTTCGCCAAGCCTCATCTAGCTTCTGAAACTTCTTATACTGCTTCTTCTTGGAATCTTCTTCAACGCTCATTTTATCTCCTTTTGTTAGAATCAAATACCTACAAAACATTATAGCGGAATATACGGCAAATGCAAGCTTTTCTTTTTTCTAATGCCGTATATTCCGCTATTGTAGTTATCTTAATTACTAAACAGCCTTACCATCAACTGTTAATACTAAACCAGCACCAGAAACAACTAAGGTTCTAGTAATAGTAGTTGGTGCAGGCCCAGTTGGCCCAGTTGGCCCAGTTGGCCCAGTTGGCCCAGGAGCAGGAGGCACTGGAGTTGGTGCAGGAGTTAAGGCCGCAATGATCTTGTTAACCACAGGTACTCCTAGACCAGTGCAACAATCCCAACCAGCCTTTGCAATATATGTGCCATTGTTTCCAGACACAATATCTCTAAAACAGCCAGAGGGCAAGCCATAAAACGCTGTATTTAACAAACCAACGTTCTTACCAGTAACCTGTCCAACAATTGCAGCAATTGCAGCATACATAGGCGCTACAGCAGAAGTTCCGCCAACCACCAGACTTTGGCCGTCGACTGCAATAATCCAACCGCTATTAGGATCTGCATTCCCTGCAACATCTGGAACCCCACGGTACTTATTGCCGGGAACACCAACCGCACTTTGATAAGAAGGAATTGCGAAATGGGTACTAACTCCACCACCAGTAGCTCCACCAGCAGTCCCATCATTCCAGACAACTTCCTTTGCGACGCTCAAAGAAGGCAAAGACGTCCCTCCACAAGCGGTAACAAAGGGAGAAGATGCAGGAAAATCTACGTGATTGCCGGTTTCCCCATCAGAAGATCCATTATCTCCTGCAGCCACAGTTACTGCAATTCCAGCATTAGCCGCTTTTTGAAAAGCATTATTAAAGCTAGTTAAAGATGCAGCATCCCATTGATCTTCTGCCCCCCCCCAAGAAATAGAAATAGCGTCCATTTTATCTACAACAGCCTGATTGATTGCATCTAAAAACCCTTGATCGGTATTAGGGGCCATATAACAGTGTAGTTTAACCCCAGGAGCCATACCACCAATAACACAAAGATCTAGCATAACTTCGGCATCTGCACCATTAGGATCTCCAGGAGAGTTAGTTCCGCCATCAATACTATGAAAAGTAACTGGGGCAACTGTAAAACCCAAACTCTTAAAATAGGCATCTAGGTCTGACTGGACGTAACCTCCACCAAGTTCAATAACGGCTACATTTTTACCAGCCCCAGTGGCATTAGCGGGGACGCCGTAAAAACTAGCTAATTGTTTAGGGGTGTAGCTTGTGGAGGTTGCACTGCTGTTAAAGTGAGGGCGCTTGATGTGTGATCTGAATTTCATTTGGAACCTTTCTTTTGTTTGTTTTCTGTTCTACTTCTTCGTTTGATTTCTCTGTTAATATAATAGCGGGCTAAGGACAAATTAGGACAAGGGGAACCCGTAAAAATATCAGCCTCGTAGATGTAAGATAAGGCTTTTTCAATATTGCCAGGAGTTGCGCCTACAATTCGATTTATAAGGCAATTGGGGTCTTCTCTCCAATCAACCCATCTTTCCTCCCAATGTAGAAGTTCTTTTGCAGAGGCATTAAATTTATGACCACGCTGGAAAGCCTCTCTATCGACATACCACCTAGCCTTTTTAAGGTCTTCTAGAGGATTCCACTTGTTTTCCATTCTAAAAAGATATTTAAAAGCATTACCAAGGCAAAACCCCATCTCCCCACATACTTCAATTGCTTCAATCCCGCTGGGATGGCTTGTGTAATGTGCTGGGTGATCTACTGGGTTGTTCTTTAATCTGTCTTGGTAAATTTTAACAGTTTTGTAATTCTTTTTCATCCTTCAATTATACTCTAGTTGTCATGAGATGTCAACTACTTTTATCCGTGAATTGCAACATTAACTGAATATGGCGACCAACTTTCAATACAGCCAGAATCATAAAGTCCCTCGTATAACTTCCCATTCCCTCTAAGTTTAAAGGTGCCGGTTAGTTCTACGGTTCCTCTAGCCATACTGAATCCATATAACTCAGATTTTCCGTGGCACTTGGCTTTATGGCTTACAGCCGCTGATTCTCTTACGATGCATTTGTCAAAAATTTTGGAAAAACCGCTACAAGAAGCCCTATCTCTAATTGAAGCCTCTCCAAAAACATCTACATCATCAAATAGAAAGCAGTCATCTTGGGCAACTGCTTTTTGTCTTAAAGTTGCTCTATTCCAGATCCAACACTGATTTTTGGCCTTAGCTTGATTTTTTAATGTTGCATTTAGATAAACTTTTGCATCATTATAGACCCAACAGGTGTCTTCTTGGCTTAGATTATGATAACCTTGGATATACCCGCCTAAATCGCCAATTTTAATGTCTGCAAATGTTTTTAAAGCTCTAATTCTATATAATGTAAATTCAAAATGTTGATATTTAATATTTGTAATCTCGTATTTTTTGTCACTCAACTTGGTTTAAAGATTGCCCCTTTTTGAGATACAAAATCTAATGTCTTATCCACATCTTTTTCCAGTTTTTCAACCAATTCAGTCAGCTGCTGATTTTCATCTCTAAGACCACTAACCTCCGTCTGCAGTTTTCTAATCTTTTCATTTAACACCCACTCCATTCTAAGTGCAGATTCTGCAGTTTCCTCCAGTACTTTTGCAACAAACTCACCACGTTTAGTAGAAATGAGTTTTCTTAATGATCCGGGTAACCCAGTCGTCCGATATTCTTTAATTTCAAGTGCAATTTCATTAAGAATTTTCAAATCTGTTGCGGTGCCCATTTTTGAATAGTTCATTTTTGTTTCAATCCAAATAAAGAGACCCCAACACCTTCTCCATAGAAATCTTTTTGATATCCAAGCAACTCAAAGCCATTCTTAGTATACAAGGCTGTTCCCTCATTTTCTTCAATTTCTTTACCAGTCCAAAGGCTAAACCACACAACGTTAGGAAAGACTGCAATTAAATATTGAATCAAATCAGAAGCAATCCCCTGGCCTCTATGCTTTGGTTTTACATAGATATATTCAATTTCAATATTACGCTTCTTGGACTCATCTCTAGCGTAGTCAAAAAGAATATAGCCAACCACCTTTTTACCTTTTAAGGCTTCAATTCTATTACTATTTTTAACTTTAATTTCAATCATAGGATCCTGCTTTGTCCATCTTCTTGAATGACTTCAATTACCTGACTAAATAGATTGCAAAACTCAGGGCTATGATCTACCACTAAAACAAGTCTCTCACCTGCCACACTCTGAAGCATTTCGATGCAACTTTCCTTATCAACCCCACCTAAACCATGCAAAGACTCATCAAGTATTAAGAAGTTAGGATAAACACCCCTTCTAGAACTTACTACGTTACTTACGGCTAAGTCGATAGCTAATTCAACAGAGGTCTGCTGCCCTCCAGAAATCCCTGCATCAAAACTAACTCTTCTACCTCTATTATAAACCACAGGAGTAATCCTAGAAGTTACATTCCCAGTAGCAACCGCCTCTTTTTCTGTTTCAAAATCAATAGTTAGATGTTTAACGTTGGCTACCTGACCAATAATGTCATTGGTTTGAGCTGCAATTTCTGCAAGGATATCACCAAAGATAGCCCCAAGGAATCCTTTATACCCTACCAAGGCAACCAGATCACTCTCTAAAGCAAGTTTAGCTTCGGTCTGGCCCTTGGTAGCCTTAGCCTGTTCTAAATCAATGGCGGCCTTCTCAAGGGCCTTCTGACGCTCATTGGAAAGAGATTCAAGGGTCTTTTGTTCTGCAATTTGATTATTAATTGTATTAAACTGATTTCTTAGATTTTCTAATTTTTTATTAATTTCATCCAACTGTAATTGTTTTCCTGTAACTTTCTCAACAAGCCTCAGATCTGCAGTCTTCTTAAACTCCTGTTTTTTTCTGTTTAATATAGAAATATCAGCTTCTTTTAGGTTTTTATACTGTAGTTCAGCAGATTCAATATTTGCTTCAAGTTCTTTTATTTTTGCCAACACCTGGATACCTGCAGGATGAGGTTCTGGCACCTTAGTCTCATTAAGTTCTTGCTGTTTTACTGCAATTGCTGCAGTTTTTTCAACTTCCGCTCTACTTACATTGATACTGCACTCTTCTGTTAAGCCTTCTGTAATTTTATCTAGTGAAGTTTTATATTCAACTTGACCCTTGTTAATTTCTTCTTGAATTTTAATTAAAGAGGTGTCAACATCTGCAGTGTCTGCAATAAACTGCAATAAATCTTTTTGCCTTTGCAGTTTTTCATTTAAGATCCTAAGAGATTCCTGCCATGTTTGCTTACATGTAGGGCAATTCTGTTGCTTTAGATCTTCTATGTCATTGGCAACAGAGACAAGTTCATTCTTGACATCTTGACGAGTCTTTAGGGTGGCCTTTAGTTTATTCTCTTGTTCTTTTAATTGAGCAGTTGAAGTATTAAGATCTTGAGTCAATAAAAATTTCTGCTTATCCAATTCAGATCTGCAATTATTTCTATAAGCTGATCCTAAATTGTTATATTTTACTACAATGTCTTTAATTTCTTCATTAATTGCAGCAATTTTATTAGCAGTCTCTAGCCGTTTATCACTATCGTACTTACGGCATTTCTCAAGTCTTTCTTGTTGCTTTTTGATATCTTCTTTAATTTTTATAATCTCAGCAGGTTTGTCTCTATTAGAGATCTCCATTATCTCTGCATCAAATTTTCTATAGTCTACATCAAGTCCCTCTTGGTGTTGTTTTCTAATAGCTTCAATTGAAGAATTGATTTCAATTTGAGATGACTGTTTCGTAAGAATATCATCTTCAATTAATCTTTTGTTTGACAGGAGATTGCTTAGTGTTGTTTTATCATAACTGATATTACTGCAATTATCTTTTGCAATATCAAAAAGAGCTTGATAGGTATCCAGAGAGGCCTGCTTACCTAGTAGGTCTTTTTCAAGGGAGTCGATTGCATCTTTTGCGGCCTTTTCAACTTTTTCGTACTTTCCAAGGTCAAGCAGTTTAGTAAGAAAAGACTTCTTGTCCGAATCTGACATAGAAAGGAATAGGCCGGGTTTCTTCTGACCTCTGTAGGTCACTTGGGCTCTTACCTTAGAGTCCATTCCAAAGAGAGCGTCTAGCTCTGGGTCTGCCGCTTTACCCTTGTAAACTTCCTTTAATTGGTTGCCCTTTAGTGTGAGACCTTTCTTCCTAATGACATCAATGAGACCTTTTTGGGTTTCTAGGGAGAGTTTTACTTCTGGTGGGTCATCTGTAAACCAACTTTGAAGTTCTGTAGAAGCAAAGGGGCACCCCCCTAGGACATAGGGGATTGAGTTGAGTAGATATGACTTTCCCGAACCAGAGGCCCCCTTGATCAAAAGGAGGCCATTTGTTGGTAGGCTGATACTGTGGCTACCAACAAATGGACCAAAGTTGGAAAGAGAAAGGTCTTTGATTCTTTGAGTAAACATTACTTACTGGTTTTAGATTATTATAGGAAGCTTCAAGCTCTTTCCCCAGCGTTTTAACAGCGTTTTAATTGTTTCGCATTGAGTAAAGACTCTGTTTTCCAAATCTGCCTTCTTATTCAAAAGGTCGATGATCTTCTTGTCATTTTCTTCTAGCAGCTTATCCTGTTCCAGCAGTTCACAGTTTTGTTGAGTAATTTGCTCTTTTTGTCCAGCCACAATAGCTTCAAGTTCCAAAACCCTTCGATTAAGATAATCTACTTGGCCAACAGGATCAGGAGATGGTACAGATGGCTTATTAGAATCTTTCGCTTCAGACTCTTTCAAAAGTCTCTTTAAAAATCCTTCCAGTCTCCTTACAGTCGATAGATAATGAAATTCAAGATCAATCTCATTATTTTGCTTAACACCTAGATTATTGTTGCAGCTCCACTCACATAATGTTGAGGTGGAATATTCATAGCACAACCCACACAAATTCATATCGTTCAACTGCATATATGGACCACGTGTATAGTCTGGATAGGGGTGAGAACGAAGGGCTGCCAGATCCCCGCAATTATCACACTCCCCGCAATTATCACACTCCCCGCAATTATCACACTCCCCACTAGTTTCATCTGCTGGGATAAAACTCCTAATTTCATCTCTTAGAGTTTTCCAATAGGCTTTTAAACAAACAACATTTAGTTTTTCTCCATCTTTCTTATTATGGATAAGTCCGCCGGGAACATACTTAAAACAAAAAATACATACACAAAGACCATTGTCTTCAATTGCGTCTCCACACCAAATGCACTTCTTTTCCGTTTGTTTGCTCATTTTTATTCCTCCTATGATCTGTTTTTTCTTCCTGCATTAGAATCTGCTTTTGACAATCTATCTCTTTTTAATTCTTCTATGTCTTCAAATCGTTCAACTGCCCTAGGCATAGCCCCATTATCTAAAATCTCTTTAACAGAACTAAATGGCCCCCTAGCATCTCTTATATATTTTCCAGAACAACTGCATCTAAGTTTTGATTCTGAGATGCTATCCCAATCACCTTCATCTGTCAAGAACTTTTTTCTTGAACCGCAGTTACTGCATTTTCCATAAAAGAGGGGCATGCTATATTACATTGCCCTTTCATCTGCTGGGTTAAAATTAGCATTCCTCACAAACTCGTTATAGTCCTTAGTTTCCATCTTGTCAACTTCTTTATCACGAGGAGATACTACACACCCACCTAAAGTCCCCAAAAGCGTTGCAATACTGATTGCATTCTTCAAAGCTTCCTTAACAGCAGGTAAGGAATCTAAAATCCCCGCCTCTAAAGCCTTTACCATGGTATTACTACTAATATCCCTAACAATTACCTCACTTTGCTTCAAATTTTTACTAAAATCAAAATCATTCTTCATCTCCCCTAAATCTAACCCAGCATTGCTATAAAGAGTAACAATCGGTTCCCATAAAGCAGGAGCTATAATTAAACTCTCTACAGCACTCTTACTATCTAAACTGTCAATTAGCTTTGCAAGCATCCATCCCCCACCTATCAAAGCCCCGTCTTTCAAAGCCCCACGGACTGCACAAACTGCATCCTCTGCTCTATCCCTTCGCTCTTTCAGTTCACCATTAGAACTACCAATAACCTTCAGTTTAGCAATACTTCCAGTTAACTTTGCAGCCCTTTCTAATATTAAATCCTTTTCAAGCTTAGATTCAGAAGATTTAGCCTGCTCCATTACCTCTTCTTGACGTGCAATAACTGCATCTTCACTACACCACCCTACTATCGTGGAACGATACCTACTGCATTCAAAAGACCTAACTCCACGTGTAACCCACACACTATTTTCATTAAGTTCTAGGTTCCCAATACCAGTTTTACCTATTTCAGGGTTAAGTTCACAGGTTTCAATAGGGGTTGTAAGCTGATCATAGACAGTAGCCCCAGTGACTGCAGCCAGATCGTCAAGGAAACACCTTTGACCGTTCATCAGCATTGACTGGGGAACAACTAAAGGATATACATTAAGCTGGGTTGGGTTAGCTGTCCAAAAAGCCATTTGACCTAGCACAGTTTCACTAAAACCAACTGCAACAACTACTAGGTTATGAGGAACAATCCAGGGGTTATCGTTAGCCCAACCTTCAGTTAGTTTACTAATAATAGGAATCAACGTTTGAATGTCAGTAATTCTACCAAAATATAAAAGAAACATAGGCTTCTCAGCTACAATTCTTTGTGTTCCCTGGTCATTTATAAACATAGGGAAGTATTTTGCACAGGATTCCTCATAGCCCATAGATACTGGAAATCCTTCAAGTTTTTCTACTTCATAGCCACTTGGCCCACTGCTATCAATAATAGTAACATTTCCTTCGTCACCGCAAATCTTAAAGCATTCCATTACTGCATCAGCTAACGCAGCGTCTCCATTGGCCGATAGCTTTGCAACTGAGTGCAGCACCTTACTGCCTTTTTTATCAAGACTGCACTTAATTGCATTTTTATTGATAAGGGGTTCTAGCTTGTTTTTATAAACATCCTGAATGATTTTAATAACTTGGATAGGAGGAATAGAGGGGTTGTTTTCACAAAATTCATGGGTGCATCTAACGAAAGCTTCTGCTAGGATAGTAGCAGTAGTAGTTCCATCCCCGGCTTCCTGTGCAGTTCTAACGCTAGCATCTCTACTAGCCTCTAGGATGTTCTGTTCTACTGAATCTTCAAACCCAAGGGCACGATAAACGGTAACTCCATCTTTAGTAACAATTGGAGGCAAATCAGGTTCAGGTCTTTCTATTAAAACAGGGTGCCCTCCAGGGCCTAATGTGCCACCTACGATCTTAGAAATCTTTGACATCGTATCCAAGATCATGCTAGAGAGTTGAGGGGAGCGGGTGACTACTTTTTTATAAGCTGAGTGGGCCTTTAAGGTCTGCATTCTTTACTCCTTGGTTTATTATGATACACTAAAAGAGTTGCTGTGTCAAGAACTTTTTGAAAATATTAATAATTGCAGTTTACTATTAGTTTACTTATATTATTATCAGTTTACTTTTATTGATAATTGGCTTTAACATAAAACGAGTTATTGTTAATTTAATATTAACTGCAAAATTGCCACATGTGACTTTTTGCTACACTTATTTAACAAAAGTGCAGAAACTGCAGGTGACTATTAGTCATGTGGACCTCCTATGTGACTAATAGTCACATAGGTAACTACCTGAAATCATTAATGTTTTTTGATGTGACCAATAGTCACATAGTTAACTAGTTGAAATCATTCACTTTGTATTTGCAATGTGACCAATAGTCACATCAGTTATATAGGGTAGTATTCTTCTTCTCTTAATCAGATCTTAATAATATAAGGGATGTGACTAATAGTCACATGACCAATAGTCACATAGTACTTGACAACTAAAATAAATAAGAGTATCATTTTCTCCCTAATGACTTCTGCAACAGAAATTATAATAAACACAAAACTTATTAAAAGTCTAAGTGTGCTTGGATTTCTACACATAGACTTCCTAACGATAGGTTTTATGTTATCTTCTCTAGACCAAGCAAACTGTTTAGTACTTACCGAAACTGAAATTGCAAAAATACTAATAATCAGTCATAGGACTGTTATGAGAACTATGACAAAATTAAAAACCTTTGGAGTTATTAAAAATGGTGGAAGATATGATTTCAGTAAGTTTTTAACAACCCTAGGGACTCTAGAGAAAACTATTGACAATTCTGACAAAGGATGATACCATATGCCTATGGATTTTGACTTAGATTCTAAAATCGAAGAACTTATTGAACTCTGGCCTAAGAAAAGGGACAGAGAGTTCAAGGCTGGTGAACAGAAAATTTTAGAAGGTTTTATTAAAACAGAAGAAGATTTTCAATTTGCAAAAAATTCAATTGAAGTTAAAATTGAAGATGGCAATAATAACAAACTGCCTAATTTAGTTGGTTTTATTGCACCTCTATTTAATAAAAAAGAACAGCCTAAAGAGACTCTTTCTGTTCAAGAGTATCAGCAGCCTCTTGAGCCGGTTTTTAATAAAACTCAAGATAATAAAAAAGATGCAGAAAAGTTGTTTTTAACAATCTGGGATATCTGGCCTAGAAATCCTGAATTCGTAGAACGTCGCCAGCCTGCATTAGACGCATTTGTTTCTGCCGCTAGGGTCTTTCCCCTAACAGACCTTGAAACGTCGTGCAGGGCTTACGCCGATTCGTTTAATGACGGGTCTAGCAATGGTGTATATTCCAAGTCTCTCAAAAACTTTGTTTCTGACAAAGAAATGGTTGAATATTATATAGAAATTTTTAATAATAAAAGTAGGAATAAGGACAACAAAACTGTTTTTGAAAGTACCTATGCTTGGTATCCAGATTTTACTAATAAAAAGACTCCAAAGGTAAAGGAGGCTTCCTGGGTTCAGTACTGGAGGTTTATTAAAAAAGAAGATCGACTAGACTTTATGGCGGCCTGCAGGTGTTATAAGCAGAAGAGAAAGTCTACTTGGCGTTCAGAGAATGGGGAGATGAGCAGGGAAGCAATTGCAACCTATACCAAGGGATTTAATGCTTTTGTTACCGAATGGAAGGATGCAGTAAAGACTGGCATTTATAGTAATAGGGAACTATTAGAAGCTAAACATGATATGTTAGGTGACTTTTTGGTTCAAGAATTAACTGACAATGGGCTTGATGTAGTAAATATTTGGGGGTGGGATGATGGGCCATTTTTTAGCAATATGGCTCTTAAGTATATGTTTTCATTAGAGTTAAGTATTAAAGAAGCAATTTTGGAATTATTAAAAAAGGCTCCTGAAGTTGTTGAACAGAAATTAAAGGCGACTGATTTTATTCTAAAAATTAAAGATGCAGATCTTGCAAAGAAGCAGATGGAAGGGTATGACGCAGTTGTGTTGACTGAAAAGGTATATCAACGGATATTGGCTGTCAAACTATTAGAAATGCCTGTGGAGGAAAAAGAATGGATTTAGGTGAGATTAAAATAGAGGTAAATCCATATCTACCGGACGATACTGTTGTTCTTCAAAGGGAGGTGTTTAAATATGAAGATTTGAAATTTCCACTTAAGCCCTTTGAAATAAAACTTTGGGACGAAATAGAATTGGATGTATATAGATATAGTGCAATTGGTTTACCAAGTGTTAGAAAATATATAGATATTCACAGTATTCTTAATATGTCAGAAAAAGAATTTAGGGGAAGGATAAAGAAGCTTCTTTCTTTTAAGTACAAGAGAAGACTACAAAGAAAGCTTGATATCAAATCAAATGTTAGAAGAAGAAAACGATATCTTGAGTTATTACTAAGACGCAAGAGAAAAATTATTGAGGGTTTATAAATGGGTTGGTCAATTGGTTGGGATAGCGAAAATAATAGGGACATAGGATATGGTGTTCCTGCACTATGCGATTATCCTGGTTGCAATGAGGAGATAGATAGGGGGCTAAGTTATCGCTGTGGAAATATAAATAGCGATGGTGGTTGTGGTTTATATTTTTGTGACAAACACATCTTTCATGGTGGGAAGCACGGTCAGCTTTGTAAAAGATGTGTCAAGCGTAGAAAATCGTTTTCTCCCAAGCCGGATCTTTTGAAATGGACTTACTTTAAAATGGTAGATCCTAGCTGGAGTAAGTGGAGAGAGGAGAACAAACTAACCCCTAAAGACTTGAAAATGGAAAAAGAGTGGAGCGATTATGGTTTAGTGTTAAAACCCGTGAAGTGTAATTGTAAAGAAAAAATTCATTACGTAGAGTGTTTCTTTAATGGGAATAATGGATTGATTCAAGTAAACAATGAGGTATGTGATCGTTGTAATGGGGTTGGTGAAATTACAATAGATCGTATTGGTGATGACCCAGTAGGAACACAAATTTGCTGTCCCAAATGCCTAGGGTCTAGTGTTGACACAAACAACTGTGTTGGGAATTTGGGGAAGCCGTGTTCTTAGAGCCCATTCTTGAAAATCCCATTAAATTAAGGCTGCCTGATGCAGTTGCTGCAGGTGTAGGTGACACTCTTACCTATGAAGAAAAGAAGGTAACTCTTGAGTGGTTAAAATGGAAGAAAATTCAAACTCAAGATAATACATATCTGCAAAATGGCATGCAGGGTCACAGGCACTGGTATTTTAATAGAAATACTAGAGAATCCCTTGATGCTAAAATCAAGGATCTCTATAATCAAAGATATAAGTCTTTGCTCTTTAAGGATGAAAAGGGATATTGGACTTATTCAGGTTTTTGTAAGAAATTATTTGGCAATACTGCAATTAAAAGAGGATATGAACTTCCTGAGTTTGGTAATATTCCATGGGAACATAAACCAGACATGGAGCCTAGATGGTATCAGACTAAAAGCGTAGATCTTTTAGCTCCTGAAGATGGTAGTAGAAACCATGGGGCTGTAGAAATTGGCACTGGTTTAGGCAAGACGTTTATAATGGCCCTTCTTATTAAAAGAATTGGCCTTTCTACTGTAATTGTTGTCCCTACTAAATCAATTGCAGAACAAATGTTATCTGATATGACTCGTTTTTTTGGATCTTTAAAAGTGGGGCAGTTTTTTGATAGCAAGAAAAACTCCAGTAAATTTATTACAGTTGCTATTTCAAAATCTTTGATGAATGTTGTTGAGGGAGATGAACATTACTTCAATTTAATAGGTAAGAAAGTTCTTTTAGTAGACGAAAGTCATCAAGTCCCGGCTGAGACTCTTTCAAAGTTAGCTGTTAACCTTTTGGGTGATATTCCCTATCGTTATTTCTTCTCTGGGACTCAGATTAGGCAGGATGGGCTTGAATTACTTTTGGATGGAATTATTGGAGACGTTGTTCTTGAAATGTCTGTAGAGGAAGGGGTAGACCAGGGATTCCTTTCAAAACCTGTCTTTTATCAATGGGAAACAACTAGTGAAAGTAAATATGACACTGACGATGTTATCGAAATGAATAGAAGACATCTGCATTCTAGTTCTAATGTTAATAAACATGCTGTAAAGCTAATTAAAGCTGCTGTCAATAAGGGGCGTAGGGTTATGGTTATGTTAGCTGAGGTAGATCAATTCATTTATCTTAAAAAGGCGGGGATTTTAGATCTTGACATTCGGTTTGCCCATGGTGAGAGTTTAAAGCCTGAACAGAAAAAGGAAATTCCACAAAACTTTCATAAAAGTAAAAATAGTGATTTGGTAGCTAGATTTGATAAGGGTGAGTTCCCTGTTTTGGTAGCTACTAGTTGTTTAACAATAGGGACTGATATTAGATCGGTTGATTGCATAGTAGATCTTGCTGGACTTACTTCTGAAATTGCAGTAAGACAAAGGGTTGGTAGGGGAACTCGTCTTTTCCCAGGTAAAGAGAATTGTGTTTATAATGATTATTGTGTTACAAATATTGATAAAATGAAGAGACATGCTGCAAAACGAAGAAAGATTTTTAATAGTATTTATGGAAGCTGCACTGTATTGGAGGCAAAATGACTAAAGAGGAAGCAAAATCAAAAATAGAAGAAGAGGCTTGGGAGTTCACTCATTATAATGGGACAGATGAGGATTTGAAACGGTTTAGAAAGTGTGTAGATGAGTTTGGTAGTACCTGTTACAGAGAAGGTTACAACAAGGGATTTTTAGAAGCAGAGGAGAAATACGATGATTGACGATGAAGAAGATTTTGTAGATGACAACTATGATGATTATGCAGAACAGTTTTGTCAACACTGGAATGAATCTGACGAATGTGAAGAACTATGTCAGTGTGGACATTCTTGCAAAGACCATAGCGTTTATGATGGAGAATGTATGGTAGGTAACTGTGAGTGTTGGGAGTTTGAAAGCGAAGTGTGATAAAAATTGAAAATACAGAAGTCTTTGGATTTAATGCAGCTTTAAGAGCTATGAGAAACCCAAAGGACAGTTGGGATAAGTCAGACAGCCAACCAGGAGATTATTGGTCTGGCGTGTCTGCAGAAAATACCATTATTGGCCCAAATGACTTGAAATTGTTGACAAATCTTACTGCTGCAGGCTCTGAACACCGTAAGGTTCTTCGTTTTATTAAAGTATGGGTTACTATGACCCTTCCTAGGTACGTCTTAACTGAACTAGATACCTATAAAGTTGGCTGTGATCGCATGAGTTGCTCAACAATGCATAAGCTGGGTCATACCGAATTAACAAATGATGATTTTCAATTGCCTCCATTGCCTGCAGTTCTCGATTATTTGAATGATTTGGGTAAAAAATATCGCGAAGGCGATAAAAAGGATTATAGTCTTGTTAAATTAATGAAAGCTAACCTCCCTGAGTCATTTTTGCAAAGATCTGATTTTTGTATGAACTATGAGACGTGCTTGAATATCTTTAGACAGCGAAAAGATCATCGTTTAGATGAGTGGAAGTTTATTTCAGTACTCTATAATACTTCTATTTGCAATTGGATTTTTAGTCTTCCCTATATGTCAGAGCTTTTAAAAGCAGCGGGATTAGTTAAATCTGTAGAGTTAAGTACAGCTAGGGCTTTTGGTAAGCTTAGTTAAAATAGTTCTTGACTTTCTGCAAAAAACTGCTATAATAGAATCATAGGAGTTTTATATGATTCTAGATTCAAACGACAGTCATCATTTTCAATTTTTTGCAGAACAGGTTAAGGAAGCAATCGCAAGATATGGAGAAATGAACAAGGATCAGCTTCTAGAGAAGCAACGAGAACAGGTAGATGGTCTTTCTCAGCTTGAGCTTGATTTTATTGAAGCCTTAGATCGATGTGGAAGACTAAAGGAAGCTTTTGATTGTTTTTATGATTACGTTCTTTTAGAAAAGAAAAACCTTCTCTCCGCAAGACCCTTTTTTCGTGAAAGGGCTACTGCTTTTGCTACTGGGATTATGACTTCTATTAAAAATAGAGATCATAGTTTAACTGTTAAATATCATATTAACTTTCATTTTGTAGACCTAGTTGTTAAAAAGCTTGATTTTAGTAAAAATAAGAAGGTACTTGAAGTAGCTAGTAAAATTAAGCAGTTACGTAGAGATTTGGTTCTTATGAACCTTCCTCTTATTATTAGTCGTGCTAGAATTTTCTATAGTAGGACTCCTAAGAGCCACCTTAGCTTTATGGATTTTGTGCAAATTGGCGTAGGGGGCCTTCTTTCTGCTATTGATAAGTATGCTGGAAAATATCAGAAAGTGTGGAGAGGTGTAGTTATAGGTAGGTGTACAGGGGATTTGATTCAAAATTTCAGTCAGACTGTTTTACACTTTTATCCAGAAGATCGCAAGCGTCTTTATCGGGCTAATAAATATCTGGCTAGACACTCTAAGGAAGAGATTAATGAGCAGGAGCTTTTAGATTTAGTAAACGTAGATAGTGATGACGATAAGAAAGCAGATATTGATATTATGAGGAATCTGCTTCAAGCAGCTGGTGTGGTATCTGTAGACGTTAGGCCTACATTAAATGATGAAAAAGATGGGGATGAGAATGTTGTTAGGATTGCAGCGCCTGATGAGAGTAGACCTGATTGTGCATTTGAATTGGATGAGAGTTTGCAGATGATGATTAGGAATATCAGGAAGCTGCCTTTGGAGGATCAGAAGATTTTAAGGTTAAAGGGAATAGAGTTTGAGATTGCTGTATAAAATGCTTGACAAGGGTGTTTGGATGAGATAAGGTCCTGTTCATGACAAACATCGGCTACAAACTAACTAACGAGAAGATGCAGACTTATTGTGGTTACCAATGGGAACTGCAGCAATGGAAAGAAACAAATGGGGAGGGTGAACTATGCAGCCCAGGGTGGTTGCATTATTATAGTGATCCACTCCTTGCAGCATTCTTAAACCCAATTCATGCAGATTTTGCAGCCCCTAGGTTGTTTCAAGTGGAGGTTGCGGAAGATGCAAAAGTCCTGGAAGATCATGGGCTTAAGCTGGGCTGCACTAAAATGCGGTTAGTTAAAGAGCTTGAAATGCCTGCAGTTACCATGGAACAACGAGTTAAGTTTGGCATTCTTTGTGCATTAGAAGTCTATGATGGTGCAAAGTTTGTGCAGTGGGCTGCAAACTGGCTTGATGGGACGGATAGATCTGAAAAGGCCGCTTGGGCTGCTAATGCTGCTGCTGCTTGGGCTGTTGATGCTGCTGCTGCTGCTTGGGCTGCTAATGCTGCTGCTAGAGCCGCTGAAGTGAAGGATATCGACTTGATTGCAATTGCTAAAAAAGCTATGGAGTAAAATTATAAAAACGGAAGGAATACCATGAATAACACACCAATCATTGTTTTTGATTCATATTCTCGACCTATTGATATGTCAGTATCTGTTTATCCAGACAATATGCCAATTGTCACATCTAAATTGTTAGATATAAATTTTAAAGAAGCTAGTACTATTGTAGTAAGGCCACTTACCCTTACTGAGTTTATGGCAGCTATGTTTTGGGTTGATGCTTATAGGGAAAGAACTGGTAAAAGGCTGTCTCTAGTTCTACCAGCTATTCCCGGTGCTAGACAAGATCGTCTTAATTCAATGGGGGATTATCTGTTTACGGCAAAAAGTATTGCCAAAGAAATTAACGTGAGGCATTTTAAACAGGTTACGGTGTTAGATCCTCACTCTGAGGTCTCTCCTGCTCTTATTAACAAGTGCCTTGTTTGTCATATTTATGACAGTCAAGATATTATTAAAAGGCTTGAATCTATGAAATATGATTGCATCATCTCCCCTGATGCTGGTGCTGAAAAGAGATCTGGTGGAGTTGCTAGAATGTTGGGTCTTCCTCTTATTCATGCTTGGAAGCACAGGAATATTAAGGATGGTTTCCTTTCGGGTTTTGGGATTGAGCCTTCTATTCGAGATTATAAGAGCGCGCTTGTTGTTGATGATATTTGTGATGGTGGTGGAACATTCGCTGGGTTATCTGCAACCATTAAAGAGATCTCTCCTTTTTCAAAATGTGATCTTTTTGTAACACACGGCCTTTTTAGCAAGGGAACTAAAGATTTGCTTTCTTCATTTAATAACATCTTTTGTACTGATTCAATGTTGCAAGCTTTGACTTCAAAAGGTGTTAATGTTATCAATATTTGTGAAAAACTGTTATAACTAAGGAGGAATAAAATGAACCCAATGACACTGATTGACGGATATAAGATTGACCACAGGCGGCAGTACCCCACTGGGACCACCAAGGTATATAGTAACTGGACTCCCCGCATGAGTCGAATTGAAGGCCAAGACCGAGTAGTTTTCTTTGGTTTACAGTATTTTCTTAAGAAGTATCTTATGGAAGAATTTGAAAACTTCTTTAGAGAGGATGAGCATTATGTTTGTCAAAAATATGCAAAAAGGATCAATGGCTATTTAGGGCCTAATAAGGTAGGCGTTGAGCACATTTCTGCTTTGCACAGACTTGGCTATTTGCCACTTGAGTTTAGGGCGGTACCAGAAGGAACCTTTGTTCCTCTTAGAGTTCCGATGTTGACTGTTGAAAATACTCATCCAGATTTTGCTTGGTTGGTCAATTATTTTGAAACGATTATGTCATCTGAGCTTTGGATGCCTTGTACTTCTGCAACAACTGCATCTATTATGAGAAAAATTATTAACAAGGCTGCAGACGATACTGGTTCTATTCCAGAATTGTGTCAGTGGCAGGGACATGATTTTAGCTTTAGAGGTATGGCTGGCGTTGAATCTGCTGCTTTAAGCGGTGCAGGACATCTTGTTTTCTTTACTGGGACCGATACAATTCCTGCAATTGATTTAATTGAAGAGTATTATGGTAAAGATCTTGATCCTAACTACTTTATTGGGGGAAGCGTTGCTGCTACTGAACATAGTGTAATGTGTGCTGGTGGTGAGGAATCGGAACTTACTACCTTTAGTAGGCTTTTGGATCTCTATCCATCTGGTATTTTCAGTGTAGTTTCAGATACTTGGGACCTGTGGAAGGTTCTCACCGAGATTCTACCAGCCCTAAAGGATCGTATTATGAGTAGGGAGGGTAAGGTTGTTATTAGGCCTGACAGTGGAGATCCTGTTTTGATTATCTGTGGAGATCCAAATGCTCCAGCAGGGACTCCAGAATCAAAAGGTGTTGTTGAATTGTTGTGGAATCTTTTTGGAGGCACAGTTACTCCAAAGGGGTTTAAGCTGCTGGATAGTCACATTGGAACAATTTATGGGGACAGTATCAATCGGGAAAGAGCGACTGCAATTGTGGATGGGCTTAAGAAGAAGGGGTTTGCTTCGGGTAATATTGTTTTTGGGATTGGGTCTTATACCTATCAGTTTGTTACTAGGGATACCTTTGGATTTGCTATGAAGGCAACTTGGGTTGAAATTAATGGTAAGGGGATTGATATTTTCAAGAAACCTAAGACTGACAGTGGATTTAAGAATAGTGCAAAGGGAAGGCTAGCTGTTCTAAAAGATTTGAATGGGAAGTTTGAACTTATCAATCAGGCAACAGAAGCACAAGAGGCTAGTAGTTACTTGATTCCTGTGTGGAAAGATGGTAAACTCTTGGTAGAGTACAACTTCAAGGACGTTAGAGAAACTTCAATGAATTCAATGGGTTGAAAATGAAAACTATTATAAATGCATACCTTTCTATTGATGGGGTTAAGGAAATTGCAACCAAGTCTTTTGGGGATAGGCCGAATCTGCTTGACAAGGTAGCCATTTCTGATACTATGGGAAACGTGTTGCAGTTGGATGCAGGGGTTGTTTACAGATCTATCGTAGCTTTGGCTGCTGCAAGAAAACTGACAGTTGATGAATATTTTAAGACGTTTAAGAATACGATTGAATAGGATAAAATGAAAACAATTAACAAACAAATTATCTGTAAGCCTTTTGCTAAACCCCACAATGAGCCTATTGCAAAAGGTAGGGTCCAAACTATTAAGACTGGCAGTGTATTAGAAGGTCTTGAAGTCTTAATTGATGCTCATATTGTTGATGGTGATTATGAAGCTGAGGTAAAGGCTGGGCAGCTTGTCTATGTTAGAGCTGATAGGTATGCATCAGCTTGGGGTAGGGATAGATGTACCAGTCTAGACTTTTTATTTACCACAGAGCAGGTTGATGGAAAAGAAGTCAAGAAATCGGTTGAGTTTATTGTGGTTCCATTTAGTGAAGTTATTGCAGTAGGAGATAAGAAGGTTGACTAAAGTCCTCCTCATAGGCGATCCTCATGTCGTTCCACAAGAGTTAGATGATTGTCTAGCTCTTAAAACACTTGTGCTTGAAACCTTAACAAAAAACAAGCTTGATGCTGTCATCATTACAGGGGATCTCTATCATTCTCACTCAATCCTCTCTACTGTCTGTGTAGATTACTGGAATGAGTTTTTTGAGGACATTGCAGTAAAAGTAAAACATATCATTTGTCTTCTTGGCAACCATGATATGTATTCTCCTACAATTAAAGATCCTCATGCCCTAATCTGTCATCAAAAAAATGGATGGAAGAAACTGACAGTAGTAGATCAACCTACAGACATCTTCCCTGGAGTTGTAGGCCTTCCTTATTATCACGATCCTGTTAAGTTCATGGAAGCCTGCAGTAACACTAACTGTAAAACCCTTATTTGCCATCAGACGTTTGATGGAGCTAAGTTTACTGATGGATTTTATGCAAAGGATGCAGTAAATCCGGTTGCCGTTCCTTTTGATAATATCATTTCAGGTCACGTTCATACTCCACATGCTTTTAGCAAGGTTTGGTACCCAGGAGCCCCTAGATGGCGTACCTTGTCTGATGCAAATCAAGATAGATTTATTTATATTGTAGAGTTTGATGATGTTGGCAACTATAAGACTCTAGAGTCAATCCCTACATCTCCTGCCTGCAAAAAAATAGTAAAGTTTACAGATCAAGAAGGGATTGAGTTTACTAATATTCATGTTCCTCAAGGTGCGGATGTTAGAATTGATATATATGGCAGCCAGGAGTATTGCTCCAAAAGGGTATTAGAATATAAGGCAGCGTGGAACGCTAAATGTCGAACATTTCCTACTAGAGCTAAGCAATCTAAAGTATCAGAGGCTGACGGAATTGCAGTTTCTTTTAATAAATTTTCAACTAGCTTCATTCCACCGAAAGGAACGGATCTGAATCTTTTAGTAAGGACTGCAGGAGAACGACTTGCCGGATAATAAAAAAATAAGTACTGAGACTCAACTCATTGGGTTAAGATCGCTTTTTCAGCAGTTCGGGGTACTGCATGAACTGCAGATAACTCAACTGAAGTATTGGCCCTATGCAGTAGATACCACCCTAGAAGATTCTGAGGCTGAAGTTGACATGGAGAATCAGGTAGTTTCCTTTACTTGGAAGGCCCCGAAGTTTCCTAAAATTGACACTAAGTATGTTTACAGGCTTAAAGAGCTATTAAAAATGGTTAAATTTTTGCTAGGAGATGACTGGAAGATACAAATTCTGTATAACGGTGAAACAATCTTTAGCTTAGATGACTGCATCACTTCCTCAGCAAAACCAGCCCCAAGAGCTGCAAAAAAATGCAATAGAAAGCAAAAACGAAGCTCCAAACGGAGTCGTAGACGCTGAAATTGTCGTTCTTGATGAAAAATCTTGGCTTACCGAGAATGAAAAGGCTGCATTAGCAAGATTTAAAGATAATTATAAAAAGGGTGGGGCTGAAACGTACCCCCTTAATACAACTAAGTCTCTGCAGCTCTATTCTCTTTTCCTTGATGGATCTACTATTACAGAGATATCAGATCTAAACCCTGAAGTCGGTTTAGGTACTATTGTTAATAGTGCTTTAGAAGGTTCATGGAACCTCAAGCGTAAACAATATCTCGAAGAGCTTTATAGTAGAGCTAAAGATAGGGCAGTGCAGGTTGTTGCAGAGGGTGCAAGTTTCGTTGCAACGCTGCTGTCTGCTGCACATAAGAAGCACGGTCAAAAGCTAAAGAGGTTCTTGCAGACTGAAGATCCCAAAGATCTGACAGACTGTATGACCATCGACTCTCTTAGGTCCTACAGGGAGGGTGTTGAGGTTCTTATGAAGTTGACCGGCCAGGACTCTATCAAGAGGGTTCAGGTTACGGGGGAAGTTACCCATACAGAAACGCCACCTACACCTAAAGAGCCAGAGCCTACACCTATTTCTTTGGCCACTAGCATTAGTCATCTGGCGGCTCTAAAAAGGGTTGAAAAGGGCACGGAAAAGGATAAGTAATGCCTTTCGCCTTTAGCCCAGACGATCTTAAGATCCGGCAGCTTCTCTTTGAGCCTTGCAAAACTAGGGAAGAATTGCATGATTGGGTAGAGTTTTTCTTAGATCTTGACCTCCCAGGAACTCAGGTGGATGAAGATTCTAACTCATCTCCTCTTGATATGGTGTGGGATTGTTACACACACCAAATCCATGGTTGTGCAGATGAAAATGTTTCTAGGGTTCTTTATTATTCAGCTCGTGAAGGTGGCAAGTCGCTTTCAGAATCTGTAATTGAAGTAATGCTTCTTTTGCATGCCAGGAATAACATCTTTCACCTTGCAGCAATTAAAGAACAGTCTATTACAGTTCAAAGATATATTAAGAAGTTTTTAAGCCGCCCTATGTTAAGGCCCTTTGTTGAAGGCGACTCGAAGACTCTCACTGGTATCTATTTCTATTGTCCTAAAGATCCTACTTTTCCTAATTTATCTAGCATTGAGTGGAAGTCTTTACCTCAAGATGAACAAGATCAGTATGACCTTGTTAATAATAACGTAGAAGTAATTGTAGCAACTGTGCAGTCCTGTAATGGGAAACATGGAATGCTTGTGTTAGATGAAATTGACGTTATGCTTGGTGAGGAAGCGGTTGCGGCATATCAAGAGTCTGTTAACATTCCATCATCTTCCTATGATAAAAAAGGGGATGTGAGACTCCCTCTTACGATTCTAACTTCTACTAGAAAAACAGCTTTCGGTCTTGTTCAGAATGAAATAAATGCTGCAAAAACTACTGGGCTTGTTATTAAGCACTGGAACATTTTAGATGTCACAGAGGCATGTCCAGCTTCTAGACATAGACCCGATTTGCCAAAGATACCTATTTATAGATCAGACGATCTTCTTACTGCGTTAAACGAAACTGATTATAACAATTTATCTCCTAAAGATCAAGAAAAATATGTAAAGGACGAAGGTTATAATGGGTGTTTAAGTAGGTGCAAACTATTTGGTGCTTGTAAAGGAAGACTTGCTACTAAACAAACATGCCAATCCAAGTTCCTTAAGAAAATCGCACACGTACAGAATCAGTTTAGAAACAACACTCTTGGCATGGCGAAGGCGCAGTTACTTTGTCTTCGCCCAGACACCACAGGTCTTGTTTATCCCCGCTTTGATGAAGAAAAACATGTAATAACCCCTGCAGTTGCCTATTACAAAATAGTAGGCGAAGCCCCTGTTCAAGGTCCTAATATGACTAAAAAGGAACTTGTAGCTTTTGCAAAAACTAGGGAGATTCCTTTTGCAGGTGGAATGGACTTCGGCTATTCTCACCTTTTTGCCTATGTTCATGGATTTAAAGACCTTTCTAAATTTTTCGTTACCCATGCAGTTGGTGTTCCAGAACTAGAGCCAGATCAGCAGCTTGAATTGATGAAACAGTTTAAACTTGATAATCCTGCAATTTTTGCAGATCCCGAAAACGCTCAATTAATTCGCGTGTTTAAGACCAATGGTTTCAGGATGGTTAAGTGGAAAAAGATCAAGGGCACTGTAATTGGCGGTATCTCTTGTGTCCAGGTAAAATTGACACCTACCTTGGGTGCAGATCCTGAACTCCTTTTTGTCAGGGAGGTTGGAGAAGACCCTGGGATGGATCTTCTAGTCAAATACACTAGGGAGCACCACTGGAAACTAGATGCAGCAAATAAGCCTACTGATATCATCTCCGATGATAATAAAGACTTACCAGACGCTCTAAGATACTGCATAATGAATGTTTTCCCCTATAAGGGCAAAACCGTTTCAGACAATTCAGAACCACCAGACACCAGGCCTCATGTTGATGAAACTGGGGTTCAGTACCATGTTAATACCTGGATGTCACAGAAAATTGCAGAACTTACAGGAGAAGACTTTATTGGTAAGCCAAAGGCTAGAAGAATGGAAATTTCGTCTTTAGATGGCAAACACCTTGTCTTTGACTATTATGGTGATGAAAACCAACCTAAACCTATGGAAAAGTCTCCGAAATCCAACAAAGTAGGCGGTATCCTTTATGATTTTTCGTAGTCAATCTTTATAGAAATGCCCACCCTATCTTCTTTTATTAAAATAGTAGCCTTTGACGATACTAACCAGACTAACCAGCCCAAATTGCAGGCGATTAACTGGAACAGGGACACTTTGCAAGGACTTCCTGTAGAGGCTCCTGCAAATAATGAATATTACTTGTCTTCCTTAAGCTCTAAGACCATTTTTGATGGTACTAGGACTTTAAGTTATGATGCAAGCACTGAGTTTACCGTTGCCCTTTCTCCGCTAAACAATAATAGATATCGACTTACTTGGAAATCTGGCAAAGATCCTGTTTTTAGAACTGATAGAAGTCTTTCGTTAACTGGTGGTAACATTATCATTAGCGTCCAGCAGAACCTTACTGCAATTGTTACTAGTTCTCTCTCATTACCCTTTAGTGGTGTTCAAGTAGGAGACGATGTTTTTATTCCAGGTGTAACTACAGGAGATACTTCTACTTTTAATACCTTGAATGAGGGGCATTGGGTTGTTCTAGACGCTTCTGATACCCAACTAACCCTTACTAGGGAGACTGGTACTGTTTTTAGTGGCATAAGTGAGCTTGTTGCAATTACAGACAATGATCAGTTTATGGTTTATTCGTCTAACGGTGTCCAAATTGACGATGTTATTCAGTTGATTTCTGGATTTTCCCCAACATTATTGCATAGTTATGAGCTTGTAGAGGTTACCTATAAATTTCTTGAGTTTACATCAACTGCTCCACTTCCCAATCAGGATGTCTATTCTGGTATTGGATCTATTGTAATTTACGATGAGGCGAAGCGCTTTGTTTATATTGAAACCAACCAAGAGGTTGCACTTACTATTAATGGAATTACACTTCCTTCAATTATTCCATTTTTAGCAGGGGATGATGGCAAGATAGGCCCCTGGATGTCTTCTTCAATTGTTTATTCAATGGCAATTACTAATAATTCTACTCAACAGGCCCGAGTAAGGGTCATTTCGGCTGAATAATGTTAAAAAAAGCTAAAGAAGAGAAGATTAACTTTGTTTATGGTGTTACTCCAGAAGAGGATGCCTATTATAAATCCATTGTAAAAGTTAAAGGTGAAAATTCTCTCAGCAAGTCTATTCTAAATGTTCTTAATGGGCCAGATCAAGAAATAGAGCGCTTAGCCTTTGAAACTGATCCCACGCAGTATAATACCTATGCAGGTATTTACAAGCAAAAAATGCGACTTTTGCCTGATGCGGTTCTTAAGAGAATTGCGATTCAGGATTCGTTGGTTTCTAACATTGTAAGAGCTAGGCAGAATCACGTTTCTGCATTCGGTCGCCCAAGGCCTGACAGGTTTAGCACAGGTTATATTATTAGACCCAATGCTGGTGTTACCGATGGAATGAACGATGAAGAGAAGGTTGAATTAGCAAAAAAGATTCAAAGGGCTATTTCTCTTTTTAATACTTGCGGTCACACTGAGGGCGTTAAGGATCATTGCCAAAAGACCTTTTCTGAGTACCTGTCTTTAACTACAAGAGACAGTCAGGTGGTAGGAAGGCTTGCTACTGAAATTGTTCATATTGACGATGTGAGAACAAATGAAAAGAGATTTGGCTATTTTTGCCATACTGATGCAGGAACCATCTACCCTGCTGCAGTAGATAATGAAAGTGCAAAGCAGGCTATTCGTGACGAGGCCTTTCAGTTAATTCAAACTGTCACTGGTAGAAAAGATTTAGTTAAAGAAAATTGGAACAAAGACAATAAGTATGTTTGGGTGCAGGTGATTGATGGAAGGCCTTTTGAAGTTTTTACTACACAGGAAATGAAATGTAAGAATTTCTATCCAGTTGGAAACGTAGAACTTGATGGATTTCCTGTAACTCCTATTGATACTGTTATTAGTGCGATTACAACGCACTTGAATATTACTACACACAATAAGGTTTATTTTCAGAATGGTAGGGCTACTAGGGGGATGCTTATCATCAAGAGCGATGATGTAAACCCCACTTTGATCCATAATATAAAGCAAAGCTTCAATGCGAGTATTAATGGGAGTTCGGCGGCATGGCGGTGCCCAGTCCTAGGCTTCAATTCAGATGCAGAGGTTGATTGGAAACCTATTGACAATTCTGGCTCTCGGGACATGGAGTTTCAATATCTCACTGACTTAAATGCTCGTGAAATTCTTACAGCGTTCATGACAAGCCCTGATGAACTTCCTGGCTGGTCTTATTTGTCAAGAGGCACAAACAGTCAGGCTTTGTCAGAGGGAAATAACGAATTCCGCATAGAGGCAGGGCGCGACGTTGGTATCAGGCCTCTGCTGGCAAATCTAGAAGAATTCGTAAACGCTGAATTATTTCCCCTTATCGATCCAGAACTATGCAAGATCTGCAGACTCGTATTTGCTGGTTTGGACGCTGATTCTCCTGAAAAAGAAATTGTAAACATTCAGCAAAATTCTCAAGTCTGGATGTCTTACAATGACATTCTAGAAAAGGTAGAGCGCAAGTTAATTCCGAAGGAATTTGGCGGCGAGTTACCATTAAATCCTTCTTTTGGAAAACTACTTGATGCATATTTTACTGTAGGAGAGATTTTAGAGTTTTGGTGTGGTCGTAAAGATGCATCCAAAGATCCTGCTTTGCAGTATCGTAGAGATCCTATGTACTTCCAAAATGTGCAATTGCGGATGGGTCAACAACAAATGCAGCAACAGGCACAACAACAGCCTCAGCAACCTGATCCTAATCAGCAAGACCCAAACAACCCTACTCCTGATCAAGCCAACCAAGAACAGGCAACAGGACCTGCTGATCTCTCTAGAAGTATTGATCAGGCTTATGAGTTAATGAGCAAATCTGAATCTAACATGTCTCCTGAGAAGCGCAAGTTATTGCATAAGCAGCAGAGGACTATTAAGTGGCTTAGGGCTGGGTTTGAAGACGATGTAAATGATGCAGTTAAAGAGATTCTAGAAGTTGCCAAACAGGCTGCGCCAAAGAAGTAACTGAGGTTGCATTTTGCAGTTCTTTATTTCAAAAACTGGCATCAAAGCAATTGATGCTGCAATTAATGCACTTTTTAATAGAATGAAGGCTCGATTTTTAGGTAAAAAATACGAACCTAAAGCTATTAGGTTTTCTGTAACTGGATTTGATAAGCCAGTGCAGTACAGGCCTGATTTATCTATGCCTGATTTGTTTGAAGAGGCAGCTAGGGCCGAAGGCTTTAAGCCTAATAGGAAGCTGCAGGAGGCTGTTGTGGGTGGAATAGAGCAATACCTAGATGCACATCAAGAACTTGCCAAGGCGAAGGTCAGGAACGCTGTGCAGACGGCTTTAAGCGATGCAGAGGCTGCACAAGAAGATATCAACATTGAAAGGGTTCTTAAAAAGGAACTCAATGTTGTTATGAAAAAGGTAACAGAGGATGTTACTGGGGTTGTGGATAATGAACTTGGTAGGGCAAAGAATCTAAGCACTTTAGATGCTATTAGTAAAGCAAATGCGGTAGTTGGGATTGGAGATCCTACTATTGTTTTTATTGGTCCAAACGATAAGTATACCTGCAAGGACTGCAAAAGACTTTATTATTTAGAAGATGGTATAACGCCAAGGGTCTGGAAGATGTCAGAGTTAAAATCGGGGTATGGGAAGCATGGGGCTGAGTGCCCTTGTACGTCAGGGCTTCATAAATTTTGCAGGCACGCAATGTCAACTATGATGCCTGGTTTTGGGTTTGTTGGCGGGCAGATAAAATATATTGATCCTGGTTTTGACGTTTACAAAGAGCAACACAGTTAAGTTAACTGACCTTATTAGGGTTACATAGCTTCTTTAATTTTTCTTTAGCCTTGAGAAGGGTTTCTAGCCGCCTGATGCGTTCTTTTTCTTGAACCAACTTTTCCATTCTTGTGGCGTATTGATTCATTAACGATTGGGGAAGATCAAGATTTTCGCAATCATACGAAAAAGTTACGTGAACAATTTTCCCCAGTATGTCTTGATAAAAAATACGGTAATCGAGATGTAGGTTTTCGATTATAAAAGTACGATCTCAGTAAGGGTCTTTTATCCACCTAGGATCGTTTGGCAATGGGAGGTTGTACTCTTTGCATTTTTCTTCAAATGACTTGATTTTTAATAGCTTTTTAATGAAGGTTAGCATAATTTTCAACCCATTTTCCAATGATGATCCCTAACATTACAGAAACTCCCCCAGCGATAAAGAAAACGAAGTCCCTCATTTAATTCCTCGGCAATCCTTGAATCCCACCCATTAGTACAGGGATGTGATTCCAAATAAACGTTTGGGTCTTTTTCTTTTCTAAAACTCCTGTTTTGTACTTAAATACAATAGTTTCTTCAATTCCGCCCAAATCAATAATATCATTTGGCTGAACCCATAAGGCTACAGACCTTAATGCATTTAACACACTGTCATTTACCTCGCCTAAACTGTAGCTTTTGTTGTCGTCATTAGATCTAGCGACTTTAATTTTATTATTGTCTTTTGTAAACTTCCAAATTGTCATATTCTAGCTTCTTCCCATCCATAGTTTGTTGAATAAAATATCTGATTTACTATTCCACTTTGTTTAATTGCAGTTAAGCACTTCTCACAAGGCCTAGACAGCATTACTTTATCATTTGGTGACACTCTGCATACATAAAGATCTACTTTCATCTTCCTTTTAAGTCTAGATTTACTCAAAACAGCCTTAAGTCCTGCAACTTCTGCATGAACTGACATGCTTGCGTCTGGTGTAACACTTTTCTTTACATTGGTGCTTTTAAAGATGATTCTACCACCGCTCTCAAAAACTGCACCATGTCTAAAAACTGGATAAGAACTGGTCTTAGCCGTTTCTATCGTTTGATTTACAACCCACTTCTTCATGATTAGTGGATATCACGTCTTTGTGTCTGTTGTCAAGGGTTATTCTCTTCCAAGGCATCTCTAATTGCTTTTTCTTCATCAAAGCAAAGCTCTTTTTCGCTTAGCAAAAACTCTAAGTAGTCAGGCACTTCTGATGCAACATCTGCAACCCACTCATCCTTCCAAGGGCCTTTGATAAATTTTTCGTCTCTATTTAAGTATTTTTTCCACATGTTTATGTACTTTCGTTGATGTTTTTAATAAAAAGGTCTAAAGTTGGTGGGACATATTGGGTATACGTCCATTGGTTTTTTTGACAGGCTTCTTTAATTTTAGTAATAGTCTCTTCTAGTTGGCCATAGTCAATTACAGTTGTCCCTCTGTTGTGTAGTTTCTTATCAAATACTGAAATAATTACTGGTGTCATTTTGTACTCCTAGTTGTCAAATCCAAATACTATTCGTTCATAGCCTTTTTAGCAATTGCAATCAAGTCAATATCTTTAATTTCAGCGGCTCTAGCAGCCCTAGCAGCAGCAGCAGCATCAGCAGCCCTAGCAGCAGCAGCAGCAGCAGCAGCCCAAGTAGCATCCCTAGCAGCAGCATCAGCAGCCCTAGCAGCAGCAGCAGCATCAGCAGCCCAAGTAGCAGCCCTAGCAGCAGCCCAAGCAGCATCCCTAGCAGCATCAGCCCTAGCAGCAGCAGCAGCATCAGCGGCCTTCTTAGATCTATCAGTCCCATCAAGCCAGTTTGCAGCCCACTGCACAAATGTTATATTCTTGCATACTTCTAATGCACAAAGGATG